AGTGGTGGATATGGCATCCATAGGATCTGTTTTTAGAAATTTCCAAAAAGGATGATAACTGTTCATGCCCATTATTTCACACCAATTATCGTAAGCTTTATAAACATTCTTTGATGTTACTTCTGTATACTCAGGCATCTTGTGCCTTCCACATTTTCAACAAAGCAAGTCCATTTGGACCGTTGATCAAATTGATTTTTCTCATTACTTCAGGATTATGGATATTAATGTAATTTGCACGTTCATGATCGTATGGATCACCTGTGAATTTTGCGAAAACAATCAATGATTGGATGTGTGAATATTTTACTCCAAGATAGACTTGTGACCAAAGCTCCCAAGCCTTGATGACATCGTTATTTTTGATGACATCGTTATTTTTTGATTTTGACATGTTTTACTTCCCACGCTTTGTATAAGGCTTCTGCATTCGGCCCAAGTAGCCAGTGTATTTTTTGATACACTTCATCTGAAACTTCAGTGCCGTCAGCATACGCCCTATAGGAAATGTTATTGTTTTCTTCAATTCCCAGGAAGATGTAAAATTGACGAGAAGTGTTTTGGTTGCGTGGCATTTTAGTTATCCGCCTATAGGCGGAGTAAGCACGCTGCAATTCACTAAAAGTGATGATTCCCATTAATTGAAACCTAACAGGTCTGACACAAACCAGATGGCAAAAGCCACTACTGCTATTGGTTTCATGTAAAATGACCTAAGTCTTCCTTTTAAGGAATATCGTTTAACTTGCCAAATTTTAAAAACCACTTCTTTATTCGGGCCAAGTAACATGACAATTCTACTCAATGCTTCAGTATTGGTAGTTATGCTCGGTGTAGACCATGTCCTGTTGAACATGTCTTTTATTGGAGGATTGACAAATATGACAAATTCTAACATCCCATTGACTATTCCTCCTTTGTGTAAGACACAAAAGTTGTCAAAGGCTTCAGCAGTCCTGTCACCGGCTTCATCGGGGTGCATAGCATCACCTTGCATGGGTTTGAGTGTCACGTTAGCATAATCACGTTTTGACTTTGTAAGAAGTAAATACCTCCAAACCTGAAAGGTAGATACGAACATGGCTAAGCATAATAAAGCACATCCGGGATTCAAAGCTGTCGCCAAAAGCGTAGCAAAGAAGGAGAACGTATCACCGGGTCGTGCTGCCGCAATTGTAGCAGCAGGAGCACGTAATGCTTCCAAGGCTGCGCATAGGGCCAACCCGAGGCTGAACAAAGTCAAGGGTAAATGAAGGTCACAGGTGTCACAGCTTTTGATCAACTTAAGATAAGGATAAATGACGTTTTGCATCTATCCTTATCTTTGAACAAGTTTGTAGGTTTGCAGTCTTGGCAATTTGAATCCAGACAGAGTTACTTTATTGAATTGACACTAGAGGGTGGTGTGATAACCACAGAGTATGATTCGTTTGAATTGTGGAAACAAGTGTTAGTGGAACTAGACAGTCTTCTTTAAGCTGGCTTGGCTGAGTGGCCGAAAGCAACGGGATTGTAATCCGTAGTGGAAACACCATCGCAGGTTCGAATCCTGTGGCCAGCTCCACTATTCTTGTCCATCTTGACTTTCTGCCAGAAGATCAACTATCTAAGTGATAGTTCATGCTTAGGCAGAGGGTAAAATGGCTGAAAGTGATTTCGTTACTGGCACCGTCAAGTGGTTCAATCCTGAAAAGGGATACGGCTTCGTCGTCCATGACGGTAAAGATGTATTCTTGCATAGCAAGAGACTGAGGGAATCAGGCATCGTAGTTCCCAACACCACAAAGAATGGTGTTCTTGATCCTGGTGATGCAATCAAATTCAGAATTGAGGATGGCCCCAAGGGAGTTTATGCCATAGAAATTTCTAAGGTGTGACATGGGTTCCCCAAACCTAGACGAAATCACAACCACTACAACAAGGAGCAAGCCTATGTCTGAAGAGGGTGGAAAATACGATGTCGGACCCAACGCCCCGCCAAAGTCAGGTCCTCCCGGCCCCAGCGGCCCTGCTCAAATCCCCACAGCCCCAGCCAAAGAAAACACTGGGCACGTTCGTGGTGGTGTGAGGGATGGCAAACTTCGCAACAGTGGAAATTCTGGCGCACATCGTATTGGTAAAAAGAAATGAAGAAGAAAGTACGCGCACAACCTACCGTTCCGTACTATTCTAATGAGCCTGCTGTTAGCAAGAAGCTAATGGCAGACACAATGCCAGTTCCAAGTGGCTCACTTGGAAACAAGACACCCAAGATGGTGGACAAGAACCCCGGCAGGCTTTCAGGCGTTGCCGGGTTTGCGAGTAAATCAGCTCCGACCACCAAAAAATCAGGCATCACTGTTGCCAAGCTTGGCTCCAAATCAGGGGCACCGCAACAAGGTAAACTTCGTTCTAGTGGCAATGCTGGGGCGCACCGGATTGGTCTTAAAACCAAAATCTGATTGGAACGATTATGACAGTAGAAATTAATCTTTCAGATATTGGTGGACAGGAAGAGCTGTTTGCCGAGGCTGTTGAGAAGCACATTGCAAAGCTCCATGCCTTTAACAAGACCATCGGGCAACCACGGCCTACTGCTAGCCCTTTGATTGAGACAGCCGTCAAGCGTGTTCAAGAAAAAGGGAAGCCTGACACTTATGTGGCTGACTACAAGATCATCACCCCACCTCCTCCTCCACCTCTGAGCCTTGATGATCTTAAGGCACAAATTTACATGCGTCTCTCAATGGCTGAGAGCGCGGCTAAGGATAAAATCCTTCCTCCACGCAAGAAGCGCCTGTTGTCAGTACAGTATGATCAAGCTCTTTTGAAGAAGGAAGACGATCGTACTGCTGAAGATAATGAAAACATTAACAATTTTCTTGCCATTAATAAAAGTTGGCTCGACATCAGTCTTATTGCCGCAAAGGCTGAGGCAGTAATAGACGATATGACAGAGGCTGATATCGCTGCTTGGCAACCACCTGACTTTGGATAAGACTATGTTCGATAAGATCAAGTTTGTTAAATTAGCTACAAGACCTGCTCCATATGTGTACAAGGCAGGAAAAAAGATAAGCCGCCCACATGGCTATAAGGTGGTTAGTCAGAAACAGTTGAAGGCCCTGCGTGCGGGAGCGGTTCCCGCTACAAAAGTTCTTAATCCCTATGGGAAGTTTGGTGACTGCCGCAGATCACGTTACCGGGCCACGTTTCATAAGCGTGAATTGAAACCAGCTTGGAGAGATCTGACAATGACACGTAAACGCCTTAAACTTCAGTCGAAACAAGCAATGGCTCTTGAAGCACACGAGCTTCAACAGCTTGCTCGTGAGAATGCTACTGCTGCCATGCGTACCTTGATTGAGATTTCAAAGAACAAGCGTGCCCCTGAGGCTACTCGTATTGCAGCCTCATCCGTTATCCTTGACCGTGGCTACGGTAAGGCATCGCAAACCAGTTTCACAGCGAATGTAGGCAATGGCAAAACGAGCGATATCCCAGCCGAGCAGCTCGAAAAACGAGTTGAACAGGCTCTCAAGCGAGTTGAAGAGCTTACTCGACGAACGCCAAAAGCGGAGCCGAGCAAAAAACGACCTGCTAACCTACGCATCCTTAATTAACATTCCATCAGGCCCCCTCCGCGAGGAGGGTGAGAATGAAGAGTTCAAGCCACGGAAGCATTTGTTCGGAGCGCACCACCTTCTGTGGCTTGACTGTCTTCAACAAGTTGAAGATGGAAAAATAAAAAGATTGATGGGGCTGCTGCCTCCGGGCAGTGGCAAATCTATTTATACGTCAGTGGTGTTCCCCACCCACATTATGGGGCGCTTTAGAAGCACTAATATCATCGTAGCAAGTTACGGCAGTGAACTTCCACGTAAGTTCGGCCGTCGTGCCCGTTCCATTACACAACAGCCAATCTATAATCGCATTTTTGACACCGTATTGTCTGAGGACAGCAAAGCGGCTGATGAATGGGCGCTTGCAAATGGCAGTGAGTGGATGGCAGCCGGTATCCTGACTGGTATCACTGGTAACCGTGCTGATGGTGTTATTTGGGACGATTTGATTAAAGGCCGTGAACAGGCGGACTCACCTGTGGTCAGGCAAAAAACATGGGAGGCTTATGTTGACGATCTCCTAACCCGTAAGAAACCTCGAGCTTGGGAAATTGGTATTACCACACGCTGGCATGAAGACGATGTGGCTGGTCGGATCCTTCCCGAGAATTACAACGGTGAAAGTGGGCTCATACAGTGCCGAGATGGAAATGAATGGTTCGTCGTCTGCTTGCCAGCAGAGTGTGAACGTGATGACGATATCCTCGGACGAAAGAAGGGTGATATTTTATGGCCTGAGTGGTTCACACCAGAAATGTTTGCCCCATTCAAGCGCAATCCTCGCACATGGTCATCGCTTTATCAGCAACGACCCGCCCCTGACAGTGGTGTGCTCTTCAAAGGTGAGTGGCTGAAAGTCTATGAGAAGGACCCACGCACTGGGATGCCTCAAGGCATGGAGCCCGGTGACCTTAACGTCTATGGAGCTAGTGATTATGCGGTTACTGACGGTCGTGAGAATTATACCGTGCATATTGTCATCGGTCTCGATAGCAAAAACAATATGTATGTGTTGGATTTGTACAGAGAACAGGTGACTTCCGACAAGTGGGTGGAAAGTTTTATTGACCTCTGCAAGAAATGGAAGCCATTAGGTTGGGCTGAAGAAGCCGGTCAGATCAATGCTGGTGTTGGTCCCTTCCTTGTTAAGCGTATGCGTGAGCGCAATTGCTATGTTGCTCGCAAGCAGTTTCCATCCACCAAATCAAAAGCCATGCGTGCTCAGAGTATCATCGGTCGTATGGCTTTGAATGGCCTTTACTGTCCGTTCGGTGCTGATTGGTTTGCTGAATTCCGACGTGAACTGCTTCTGTTTGATGCTGGCCGTTACGATGACCAAGTAGACGCTTTGGGCTTAATTGGACAAGTGCTGGACAAAATGATCCCGGCTGATGCATCGTCTGCCGACCGTGGTGAGCCTAAGGTGTTCAATACACATCCTGACCAATGCACGGTTACTCTTGAAGATTTGTTTGAAGCCCGCGAACAACGTGGCACCAAAATAGGTAATTTGAGGATTCACTGACATGAGCACACAAGGTCTTGTAATTGTTTGGGGTTCGGTAGTCTCAATTGTTTTGGCGATTATTGTTGGTGCGTTTTTCAAAGCGACACCATGGGGCGGTGCATTGATGGTAACTGGCTTCCTTGGGCTGGTTGGATGGGTGTGTTTCATTATTTGGCTTGTCAATGCTATGAATACTGACATCTGAAGGAACCAAGATGGCCGAAGTTGAACTTGACCCATTGGCTGGCCCTCAGGGTGGCAAGGAGTCAATCCGTCTTGCTTCCTTCTGGAATGATCAAATTGAAAAAATGGGTAAGGACAAAGGCTTTGTCCAATTCATCAAACGTGGTCAAAAGATTGAAGCCCGCTATCGTGACGAGCGCAATAAGTCTGATGAAGATATGCGCCGCAAATACAATGCACTTTGGTCAAACGTTGAAATCCTGAAACCTGCTGTCTTTGGAAAAACTCCTCTTCCTTTGGCTGAGCGTAAGTTCGGTGACAAAGATCCTATTGCGCGTGGTGCCGCTCAAATACTTGAGCGTGCCCTTCGCAATGAAATTGAAATCTGTAATTTCAATGAAGCTTTGACACAAGCGGTCAGCGATTACTTACTGCCGGGACGTGGCACTGTGTGGGTTCGTTATGAGCCTGAATTTAGCACGGGTATTTCTCTCGGTACTGAAGACAGTATCGACATGGAAGACAGTGAAGGGCCGTTAGAGCCGGGTCTTGATGATGAAATTGATGAACAGGAGGATCCTGCTGAGACCAAGCTTGAAGAAACAAACAGTCAGGTTGTTCGTGAGTCCACCCCTATTGACTATATTCATTGGGAGGATTTCCTCGTTTTCCCAACAAATGCTCGCACGTGGGCTGAGGTTGTGGCCGTAGGTAAGCGTGTCTATCTGACGTATGAGCAAATGAAAGAGCGTTTTGGCAGGGAGATTGCCAAAGCAATACCTCTTGAAAAGGACGAGAGACAGAAAAACAAGTTTGAGAACTCAAACCCTGAGAACGAAGTCAAAGGTCAAGTGTTTGAAATCTGGAACAAAGAGGATCGTAAAGTTTATTGGGTGGCAGAGTCATATGACTTCCTGCTCGATCGGAAGGATGACCCGCTTCATCTTGAAGGATTTTTCCCAACACCACGTCCTCTAATTGCGAACCAAACTACTGGCACGCTTATCCCCGTGGCTGATTACATTCAGTATCAGGATCAAGCCACTCAAATTGACGAGCTGAGCCAACGCATTGCCATGCTTACCCGCGCTTGTAAGGTAGCGGGCGTCTATGCTGCGAGTGCCAAGGGTATCCAGCGACTTTTGAATGAGTCTGTTGAAAACGAACTCATCCCAGTTGATGACTGGGCTGCTTTTGCTGAGAAGGGTGGCATTGCTGGACAAGTGTCGTTCCTGCCTCTTAAGGAAATCATCGGCGTTTTGAACGAATTGATGATGCTTAAGCAAAAGCAAATTGAAGAAATGGATCGTCTTACTGGCATCAACGACCTTATGCGGGGCACAACCGATGCTCGTGAAACATTGGGCGGGCAACGTCTCAAATCCAACTATACTGGCACGCGCCTTTCAGCACGTCAGAATGAAGTTGCGCGATTTGCGAGAGATACTGTTCGTATTATGGCTGACATTATGGCTCAGCATTTTTCTCCTCAGTCTCTTGTTGAAGCTTCTGGTGCAATGTTTGAGGAAGGTCTTGGGATAGACCTTGAGAGCGTTCAGGCACAGCAGGCAGCAATCTCTTCTGTGCCACCACAGACCCCGCCTATGTCGGGCAGTGCAAGTCCGATAATGGGTGGACCGCCCGGTGCACCTCCTGCGGCTCCCACACCGGCCCCGATGGGGGGTGCACCGGCACCAATGCCTGTGGGTGGGCCTCCTCGTCTACCTATGCCCCCTCCTGCTCCCATGGGTGGCAACGTTGTTCCGTTCCAACCACGCCCCGGAGCTATGCCCGGTGGCGGTGCCCCCGGCATGCCTGTCACAGCCCCGCCTGTCGCGCCGGGTCTGCCTATGCCTTTACCCCCTGATCCCATGCAAATCGCGCTGGGTGAGGCTGTAAAGCGCATTGACGCAGCCATTGGGCTGCTCCGCAATGAACGCTTGCGCGGCTTCAGGGTGGATATTGAGGTCGATTCCACGATTTTCAGCGATGCGGCTCAAGAAAAGGGTGATCGCACTGAATTTATCTCAGAAGTTACAAAATATCTTCAAACTTCTATGGCTATGTCAGCACAAGTTCCAGAAATTACTCCACTTTTGGGCAAATTATTGCAATTTGGTGTTCGTGGCTTCCGTGTTGGCCGCGACCTTGAGTCCACCATTGAAGAATTCTGTGATCAGGCGGTAAAAATTGCGAAACAGAAGCAAGCAGCGGCAGCCGCTCAACCAAATCCTGAACAAATCAAAGCGCAGGCTCAGGCTGTGCAAGCACAGGCTACCTCGCAGGCAGCAACTGTGCGCGCTCAAGCAGATATCCAGAAGTCTAACAACGATATTCAGACTTCACAGCAAGATGCTGCCTCTCAACAGCAACAGGCACAGGCTGAGGTAGCTCGTCAAGCGCTTGAGATGCAGGGTGAGCAACAGAATAGCCAAGCTGACATGATGATGAAGCAAATGGAAGTCAGAATGCGTCAAATGGAACTTGAACTGGAGAAAATGCGCCTTGAGTCTGAGAACAAACAGATGGAATCTGATCAACGTATTGCCAAGTCTGATGAAAAGATTGCACAGACACAAGCAAAGGCAGCAGTGCAAGCTGCAAAAGTGAAACCAACTAATCCATCGAGTATGGACGGAGCAGCATAATGCCTACTTTTGTGTATCGTAATGGCAAGATCATCGATAAACGTGACGCGCCCCCAAGGGAGGGAGTTCATGGTTCAGCGAATTATGTCATCAGTGATGAAATGGCTCCGACACGTCATATGGCCGATGGCAAATACTACACCAGCAAAGTCAAATTCAGACAAGCCACTCGTGCAGCCGGTTGCGTTGAAGTCGGTAACGAAACGAAGACCGTTCTGACACCACGCAAGCCCATTGAACTTGACAGAGGGGCTCGACGGGAGGCTATCCAACGTACTATCCACGAACTTAGAAATAAGCGTTAACTTAAACGGCTCGCACAAGCTGGCCATAGCAAGGAGTAAGTTCTATGTTGCGTAACTTCTCGAAGCACTTCAATGAGACTGTGTTCCGTGGCCCTGATACTGAAGGTGCTGGTGGTGGCGTGGAACCTGCTGATGTTCTTGATGATGTTGGCACTGATGATGCTGGCACCGATAATGATCCTGACGACAACGTCAGTGAGCCAGCAGAAGGCGAAGGCACGGAAAAACTTTCAGTCCGTGAACAACTCAAAAAATCAATTGCGGAAGTAAATGCGGCTGAAAAGCCCCCAACAAAGCGTGCCAAATCAGGACGTCCTGCTGACAAGCAAGCTGCGACACCGGCACCAGAAGGTGGTGAGCCCGCTCCAGCGCCAACAACTTCCGCTATTGCCGCACCAGAATCTTTGAGCAAGGAAGCTAAGGCTGTTTGGGATAATGCTCCGCCTGAAATTCAGGCTGCCTTTATCAAGCGTGAGCAAGATATGGCTCGTGGTGTAGAAGAGCTCAAGCAGAAATATACCCTGATTGATCAGGCGATTGCTCCGCATACCGATGCATTACGGCAAATGAATGCCACCCCTCAGGAAGCAGTGAACCGCATGTTCCTGTGGTTCAAGGCGTTGGCAGGCAAGCCGGTGGATTCTTTCCCGGCTCTTGCCCAATCCATGGGTGTTGATTGGAAACAACTTGTTGCGGCCACTTCTGGACAAGCCACTGCCCCGGCACCAGATGGCACTTCACAGACAGGTGCCCCTGAGATACCAGAGCCGGTTAGGCAGTACGTCGGCCAGCTTGAACAGCAAGTGCAGCGTCTTATGCAACATGTTCAGCAGGTGGATGGACGTTTTGGTTCCATGGAACAGTCTGTTCAACAGCAGAACATGGCGCGTACCACGGAAAATCTTAACATTTGGTCAAAGGACAAGCCTTACTTTAATGAGGTTCGTCAGGAAATGGCCCGTCTTCTTGAGACTGGGATGGTTCCACTTATGCCAGATGGACAAGTAGACCTCGACACTGCCTACGAACGTGCTATCTATTTCAACCCAGAGGTTCGGGGTAAGGTGCTTGCTGAACAACAGCAGGCCAACCAGAAGGTCCAACAGCAGACTGCGGAAGCGGCTACAACCGCAACACAGGCGCAAGTTGGACGAGCCAAAAAGGCCAGTGTTTCAATTCCGGCATCAGGTACCCCCGGCGCAGGCCAAGGTGTTGGTGTTGCGAAAAAGAAACCCGGTGAGAAATTGAGTGTTCGCGAATCTCTTAAAGCCGCTATGGCTGAGTTGCGCGACCAATAAGTGTAGAAGTTACGACGTGCCATAATATGAAAGCTGCGGCCTCTCACAAGTGGCCTCAGCCTCATCCTTAGGCGGTGACATTAGGTTGAGCGTTTGCGTACTAGATTCAACCCCATGATCCACGGAGCCTATAATGGCATTTCCAAATCTTTCGGAAATTGTCACTACGACCCTGCGTAACCGCACCGGCGAACTGGCGGACAACATGTCCCGCAACAACGCCGCACTGCTTCGCTTGAGTCGTCGTGGCAATGTAAAGACCTTCAGCGGTGGCCGTACCATCGTCCAAGAGCTGAATTATGCTGATAACCAGACCTACCAATGGTACTCGGGATATCAGACACTGAACATCGCACCGAGCCAAGTGTTCTCGGCTGCTGAATACCCAATTCGTCAAGCGGCTGTTGCCGTTTCCATCAGCGGTCTGGAAGAGCTCCAGAACTCCGGTGAGGAAGCAATCATCGACCTGCTTGAGTCGCGTATCATGAACGCTGAAGACACCTTCATGAACGGCCTCTCTCAGGGCATCTACGGTGATGGCTCTGTTACTGGTTCGGTTGGCGGCCTTCAGCTCCTTGTTGCGGCTTCCCCCGGTTCGGGCGTAGTTGGCGGCATTGACCGTTCACAGTGGACCTTCTGGCAGAACCAAGTTTGGTCGGCTGCTACCAACGGCAACACTGTGCTTTCCTCGGCTACCATCATGCAGCAGATGGACGCTCTGTGGGTACAACTGATCCGTGGCCGGGACTACCCGGACCTGATCATCGCTGACAATACCACCTATCGCTATTACCTGAATGCTCTTCAGGCAATCCAGCGTATTCAGGTGGAAAATGGCGCTCCGGATATGGCAGAGGCTGGCTTCCAGTCACTGAAGTACCTGAATGCCGACGTGGTGCTGGATGGTGGCTTCCAAGGTTTTGCTTCGGACCCTCTGCCCCCACAGGTTTCCACCAGCAGCTCGGCAGTTGGTGGTGCTCCTTCGACCACAATGTACTTCCTCAATACCAAGTACATCATGTGGCGTCCGCATGCCCGCCGTAACATGGTTCCTCTTGATCCTGACCGTTTCTCGGTCAACCAAGATGCCATGGTTCGCTTGATTGGTTGGGCGGGGAATATGACTTTGTCCAACGCCTTCCTTCAGGGCGTCCTGACTGCCTGAGTTCTCTGGCGTATGCGTTTTCCTCCCTAGACTTTTGGGGGCTGTGTAAAAGCAGCCCCCACCTTTTAGGAGTGTACTGTGGCACATGCTTATGCGATGTTGATGTTGTATGCAGCAGCTTATGGACCAGCAGACTTTGATACCCGGTTTGGTCACTGGGAATCGCTTAGACCAAGATGTTGTGCTTCTGTCATTCATCATGCATCGCCTAAGAAGGTCATTGCAATCAGAAGTAAGAAGCATCAACCGCTCAATATCCTTAAATTCAGTAGGCAGTGACATGAAAGAAGTACGAGATTTGGCTACAGGCTTGAAAGAGTCAATTGCTGCAATCAAGAAAGCCAGTCTCGATGCCCGTAGTGGCCTTGATGCTGAAATTGCCCGCTCTCAAATCAATGCTGAGAAGGTAAAATCTTTCACAAATGATCTGAAAGAGGCCAATCAAGAAGTTGAAAGTTTTTTGGGTGAATCCAATTCAAATTTTCCTTCTTCAGAGGATTCAAATACCCAGCAACACGCCTCTGCTGACAAAAATGGGGTGACTCTAAATACGGAGGCTTCCAAATGAAGAGACTTACCGCTCTTTGTTTGCTTTTTTCAATTCTAGCGGCCCCGGCTTTGGCCTCTCCAGCCGCAGGCATCACTCCGTGTAACATCACAGCACAGCCGGGCGATCTAGCTTATTCCACAGGCTCAGCAAACGTCCATTTGAATACGTGTGGTGAGACACTAATTGTCATTAACAACAGCGCCACTGACGTGCGCTATCGTCTTGGCACCACGAGCGCAACTACTGCGGTGATAACTGACCTCTTGCTTCCGAAAGCCACACAAGTGGTCTTGAATGTAGGCCGTTCTGGTTTGTGGTTTGCCGTTATCTCAAGCGGTACAGGAAGCATCTCGTTTGTTCTTGGGACATCAGGACAATAATTGACTGTTCTGTTTTTTGTGAGTAAGAATTAAACTGAGTTGAAACCAATCAACCTCCCTGCGTAACCCGGTAGTGGAAACCAATTCATTACCATCAAGAACTGGTTTTTAGAACTCAACATAGGAGCCTTAAATGGCAGCAGCTATCTTCAGCACTACCGCGCAGGAAGGCATCGATATTAACGCTGTCTTCATCCAAAGTTCTGGTACCCCAGAATATCCCGCACCCCCGTTCATCGCTGGTGAACTGGCTTGGGGTACTGACGGTTCCGAGTGGGTTTACTGCACCGCAAGCATTACGATTGCCCCCGGTTCAGTTGTTGTCGCCTCAGCCGTGCCCGGCCAGTGGTCTGTCGCCCTTATTGGCGGTGCCACCATTGTAGCGGCTTCGGCCCCTGTAGGCCAACTCGTTGGCGTCACTGGCGGTGCCAGCGGTACCGTGGCCATCCCAGCGCCTGCTTCACCGCAGACCGCTACCTACTTCTGGGTTCAACGCGCGGGTAACGCACCACGTGTCAACTCAGCAGCCGCTACCACCAAGAACGCTCAGCTTTATGGAAGTGCTACCGTGGCAGGTATTGTCAGCTCGACCGCTGGCGGCGTAGGTACTACCTACCAGATCAATGGCCTTGTCATCAGTCAGGCCACTGGTTCCACCGCAGGACCGAATACTGCGGTTCTTAATTACCCAGTTGTTGGCGCCTCGGCGTAATCTTTTGTGGCATAAAGCGTAACCGGAACAGGGGCTTTAAAGTGGCCCCTGTTCTTTTTTGTAAATGAGGGATCAAATGAAGTTTGAAGAGTACCGCAAATTGTTCTTGCAAGCTCGCGCCACAGGTAACGCTAACGATATGACTTTGTGGGCCACTGAATTGCTTAAGATTGACGATTCACTGCCTTATGTGTGGGCCAACCGGGGACAAGGGTTAGCCAAGATGGGCTTCCCCATTGATGCCATCCTTAACTATGATCGCGCACTTGCCCTTGAGACTGACACTGAACAACGAGCTATTCTTTTCAGCAACAAAGGTGCGGCATATTGGGATATGTTCAAGGCAGACAAAGCACTTCATTGGCTTCTTCAAGCCACTGCTGTTTACCCAATGGCACAAACATACTTGACTCTTGGAAACATCTACAAATATCAAGGTGATTTGGATAAAGCCATTGAGGCTTATCGCACTTGTGTCAAGATAGACCCTGAATATGCTGACGGTCATCTTGTTCTATCCATGGCACTACTTAAGGATGGAAGTTTACAGGAAGGTTGGCGTGAATATGAGTGGCGTTGGAAGACAGATCAACTTCCAGCTCGCAAGTTGAAATGCCCGCAGTGGTCAGGCCAAGATTTGACCAATAAAATCATCCTGATCTACGGTGAACAGGGCTTGGGCGATATCCTTCAGTTTGCCCGGTACGCCAGAGTGTTGGGGAATCAATTCCCACGTTGTAAAATCATCCTAGAGGGACGCCCACAGGTCAAGCGTCTGCTTGAAACCATCCCTGAAGTCTATTCAGTGATCAATGCGGGTGAGCGTTTGCCAGAATTGGACTATGCGGTGCCCATGTTGACCTTGGCAGGCATATTGACACCAACCATCCATTCAATTCCTGCACTTGAGCATGAATATTTTATCCGAAAATCTGATGTTGACGTGTGGGAGGATAGACTTCAGCCTCTGACTAGTCGCGCGCCTGAAGCTTTGAAAGTTGGAATTTGCTGGGCAGGCATGTCACGTGATGAACACCCTTCAGCGGCAGCCATCGATCTGCTCCGTTCCACCACACTTGCTTCATTTGCACCTCTAGCACGCATCCCCAACATTCTTTGGGTGTCTTTGCAGAAGGGAAAGCCTGCGGAACAAATAAAAACTCCTCCACCGGGCATGACAATTGGTGATTTTACTGAAGATATGCACGATTTCTATGAAACATGTTGTGCTGTATCCAATTGTGATCTTGTTATATCAGTGGATACTGCTGTGGTGCATGCTGCGGCCTCAGTAGGAGTACCTACGTGGGTACTTAGCCGTTGGGATGGCTGTTGGCGCTGGTTTGGCAATCGTGAAGATAGCCCTTGGTATCCCTCTTTGCGTCAATTTGTGCAACCTTCTCCCGGAGATTGGGATGGAATGCTAGCGAACGTCGCAAAAGAGCTGATTAAGCTTACTGAAGATAAAAATGAACCAGAGTTAAACTTGACTCTGGCCAAGTAATATGAACTGGGCTATCTTCTGCTCAAGACAAAACAGTTTTAACAGGAGTTTGAGTTATGGAAGACTTTCAATCGCACTCTAGCATTAAGTGGCAGGGCGATGTTGGCGTGGTCCAGTATGGTGGTGGTGATTCCAGCATGGTTGTCATGTTCTACATGCGGCCAGTGGCAAATCCTTCCAAATCCACTGAGGCAGGTCGACCATTTTTTGACGATAAGGTTTATGTTCGCATCCACCCACCCGGCGAACGTCTGAACATCATCGATCGACTCGCTTCTGACGCTGACAAGAAACGCTTCCCCATGCAGTGGGCACAATTCAAAGAAAATGCCCCTCAGGTATCCAATGGCACCCCCATTGACATGCTCTTTCCAGCTAACCCTTCCATTGGCGCAGCTCTGAAAGCTTCCGGAGTCCACACTATTGAACAATGTGGCTCTCTATCAGCCCACGCCATTGAAACCATCGGCATGGGTGCCCAACAGTGGGTGAATGATGCTCAACGTTATCTTGAGGTAGCGAATAAGGGCGTCAAAGCTTCTCAAATGAAGCAGGCTCTTGAAGAGCGCGATCGCACCATTGGTCACCTTGAACACAAGATTGATCTTCTTGAAACAGAACTCAATCATCTGCGCGAAACTGCTTCTCAGGCAGTCACCATGCAAGATGTGCAACAAATGATGGCAAATGCTGGTGGCAAACATGGCGTTCGCCCACAATACGCTACCACAGCCAAGCAACTTCCTCCTTCATTTGACTCGCAAACTGCTCAGATCAATGGGACGCACATTACTCGTGATTTGGCGAAAACTAAGAAGCCGAGTAAAGTGTCCGTTGCCACCCCAAAGCGTCAACGTATTCGCGTTTCGTAATATCATCAACACTCCTAAGGAGATTAAAACATGCCTACTGCTGATGCCCTGATGGGACATGGACTTCCTGCACAAAGCGCTGAGCAGTTGGGTGGCAATCCATCTGCTCGTGGTCCCGGTATTGGTACCGCACAAGTCGGTGCTAAGACTGTTATTTCAAAGAATACTGAGTTGACGCCAACTGCTGGAAATACTGCATACATTCTGCCGAATGGTCTATTCGATAATTTTCAACTTTATAACTCGGCAGCTACCGCAGTAACCGCGCTCGTGTATGCCCCAGTAGGGCACACCATGAATGGTGGTGCATCGGCTTCCACTCCAGTTAGCATTCCTCAGAACAAGGCTGCCATTATCTGGCAGTACAAGCCAAACTTCTGGGCTTCCGTTCTGACGGCGTGATAAAATGACAATAGTAGATATCCCAGGAATTATCACTGGAATTCAGTATGAGGATGTACCAGCAAACTTTGAGTTTGTCTCTTTGTCTGCTGGGACAGATGGTACTGATCCTCCAACTGAGATAGGTCCAACTGGGAAGCCAATAACAGTGGTACTGGCTTCAAATACAAATCTTGGAGGTTTTTCAACTTCTGGATTTATTATGTCATCAAGTTTCAATGTCGGTGACGTTGTTGAGATCTATTTGGTATCTTCTATTTCTGGCCAAACTCTTACTGTCTTTGATGAAAACAACAATCAAATTGTCACTAAGAGTGGCCTAGGAGTAGGGGCAGTGTGTCGTAAATTGTCTACAGAAAATGGCATAACTTGGGGGACCGTGAGTTAAAATGCCGCTTTCGCTGTTGCAAATTATCCAGCGCACCCAAGCAGAGCTTGGATTGCCGCAAGCAGCTACTGTTGCTGGCAATACTGACGCCACGACACAGCAAATGTTTGCGTTGGCTAACCGTTGTCTAGACGAACTTCGACGCTGTAACCCTACCGGGTGGACAGCGTTGCAGTTCGAGTATGACCTTGTTGTCCCTGTGCCAATCAATACCACTGGAAATTTGTCAACAGCGTACACGGCTATAATTGACACCATCCCAAGCACCGTTGGCTTGGAAGCCAATTATTGGTCTGTGTCAGGCAATGATATCCCACAGGCAGCACGTATCAATTCCATAGACAGCCTCACGCAAGTGACCATGTCGATGGAAGCGACCAATGCGGATATCATTAATGATATCCCAGTGACATTTGCCAAGGATACATTTCCTGAACCATCAGGCTTTGATTGGTTCCAGAACCGCACTATGTGGGATAGGACCAATCGTTGGGAGCTTATTGGGCCTGATAGCCCGCAATTGGATCAATGGCATCGTTCCGGTATTGTTGTGACTGGACCGCGTAGACACTTCCGTCAACTTGGCCCGTTTGCAAACAACTTCCGTATCTGGCCACCTCCAACTGAACTAACGTCCCCACTTCAGCTTGTGTTTGAGTTCCTGTCCTTGAATGCTGTACGTGTTAATAATTCTACAACTGATTTCGCTCAGTACTTTGTAAATGATGCTGACACTTGCCTTCTTGACGAGAACGCCATGATCATGGGGATCAAATGGATGTTCTGGGAAATCAAGGGTATGGGGAGTTATGCCACGCTTCAAGGTCGTTGGGTGGATTATGTTGACAGGCTGATTGCCCGCGATGGTGCGGCACCTACCTTGCAACTGGCCAAGCGTGTTTCGCCTGTGTTCATATCACCGTCGAATGTCCAAGATGGATTTTTTCCCGGTCCAAGCGGTCAAAACGGGACCTGAATTGGGGTTATGGTGTGGCGTCATCACAAATTTGGCTTAATTGGGATATTTTGCGATGGCTTTCGGTACAACCAATCTCCAGCAAGTCCTCGCCTATCTGAAGGGTGGACATCCAATTAAGCCCCCGGCTGGCGTGCCCGCTGGTACGGTTTTGACTGCCCCATCCCCACCTACCGTTGCATTGTCAAGCATGGCTCAAAAGCCACGACAAGCCCTTGTAGCGGCTCCTAAAGTGGGGCCATGACATGGCAATGTTTCCAGACCCAAATCTTGTTCTAAAAGCTCTACGTGATCAGGAAGTAAAGCCGGTATTGCCAGTTCCTGATACTGGTGATGATAATGTGCTTCCTCCTGATCCAGGATACATGGGAAAACAACCTCCGTACATATTTGTGTCTGGAAAAGGGCAAATGCCTTTTCCAGATAATCGTGATCCACGGACTGATTTTGCTAATAGGTGGCCACAAAACCTTCCGCCATCAGGAATCTTGAATGATTTGCAGCCGCAACCACAGATGCCTCCTTTGATGCGAAGGTTGCCTAATGGCTGACAATTCGATCATCAATGCCCTGAAAGGTGTGGACCCAGCGGATGCAATGCCCTTTGGGGCTGCAAACACGCCCGAAGGTTCTCCAACTATGTTTGGGAACATGCTCAGTGGTTTAATGAGCATGCCTAAGCACTTGATTGATGCTGCCAAGACATATGATCCACAAGACCCTCATGGGTCCATTGATCGGCTGATCCCTGCTTCCACTGAGACAGCGATGTCTTTGGCTGGTGTGGGCGCTCCTGCGGCAGAAGTAGGCGCGGCAGGTATCTTTGGTGGCAAGCTTGCCAAGACAGCAGATATGAAAGCACTCATCGAAGCCAATGACATGTTTAAGGGCTCAAAGCCCATGTCACAGATTTATGGTGATACTGGTTGGTTTAAATCTCCAACCGATATGAAGTGGCGTTTTGAAATCCCTGATGACAGATCACGAATGATCGGCCATGGTCTAGATTATTCTAAAGAAGGAAATTTTGTAAGAGGCCCTGCTGGTGTGATACTGGATCATCCTGAGTTATACAAAGCATACCCACAGCTTGCAAAAGATGACATGTATAATTCAGTTTTTCACAATGCTCCTAACGGTGTTGGACGTGGATCATACGACCCAGTAAATGGAGTGGCTGAAATTGAAGCTGGAAATTTAGATAATGCACGTAATGTCGCGTTGCATGAAATGCAACATGGTGTTCAAACACTTGAGAATTTTGCACCGGGTGGAAATCCAAGACGGATAGAATACCTTCAAAGATACGCGCAAAGTAAACTTCCATTAAATGAACTTAAGAGTGATCCAAACGATGTGTATGCACGTCTTGGTGGTGAAGTAGAATCTAGAAATGTTCAAACACGTATGGATATGACACCTGCGCACCGCCGTTTGGTTTCTCCATGGGAGACTCAAGACACACGTTATTCTGATCAGCTTGCAATGGATCCACGTACTGAGCTAATCAGAGCTTTGAGGAATTCACGGTGAGAAAAGTCAAATCACTAGATAAGGTTCCTACGCCAGCGCCGGACGTCATAACCAAGGTTGTGCCGGTACCTACTGATGGTTGGGACGCTATTTCGCCTTTGGCGTCCATGGACCCAAAACGTGCACCTATTCTCAATAACTGGATTCCACGACCCGGCTGGGTTGAATTACGCAAGGGTTATTTCCCTTGGGTACTTCTTGATGAAATAGTCCCAGTGGAAACTATCATGGTGCGTCGTGCTGAGGGTGGCGAACAAATGTTTGTTGCTGCTGGCAACACCATTTATGATGCTTCCACGTCAGCGGCTCCCACTGTTGCTGTTACTGGATTAAACTCTGCCCGTTGGCAATATGCCAATTTCACCCCAGCCCTCGGCACCACAGTCATCCAAATTGTCAATGGAATTGACACGTTGAGGATGTATGACGGCATCACGTGGACGACCCCAACTATCACGGGTTTGCCCGGTGGCCGCACTACTGCATCCATTACCAATATCCATGTTCAAAAGCGTAGGTTCTGGTACGTCTTGGGTGACGGCTCTGGTGGTGGCTCTACCGTAGCCGCTTTCATGCCTACGGATGCAATCATGGGAGCTATTGATGGCACCCTTGATCTTGGTGCAAACTGGAGCAAAGGTGGCTATCTTGTTGCTATTGCCGATTGGACATTGGATGGTGGCAATGGCCCATCCGACTACATGGTTTTCATTTCATCCAGAGGCCAAGTCACCATCTTCAGTGGTGTAGACCCAACTGATGCTACCAACTGGATTTTGGCTGGCACGTTTGATCTATCTCCACCAATTAGCCTTCGTTGTGCTACCAAGATTGGTTCTGACGTTGGCCTTATTACACAACAAGGTGTCATTCCACTTTCACAAGCCCTTCCCTATGAGGCTGGTGCTGAACGCAGTGTGGCGATCACTGCTCGCATTCAAAATGCGATGGCACAGGCGGCGATCGTCGGTCTGGATTTGTTTGGTTGGCAATTGATCAGTTTCGCACCTGAAACTGTTGCCATCTTGAATGTGCCTCAAGTTGAGAACAAAACTCAAGTTCAATACGTGATGAATGTTCTTACTGGCGCGTGGGCACAGTTCACTGGCTGGAACGCTAATTGTTTTGAAGTCTACAATAATGAATTGTTCTTTGGCGGCAATTCAGGAGAAATAAACAGAGCGTTTGTGGGGAGCAGTGATTTTTCAACCCCCATCCTTGCTGACATGCAATGTGCCTACAATTACTTTGATGCACCGGGACGTTTGAAGCGTATGACGGCCGTCCAGCCTTTCATCACGGCTGGTGAGACAATCACACCTTTCATTTCAGTAGATGTGGATTTCAAAATCCAAGAGTTGAATGCCCCTATTCAAATTTTGAATGGTGGTGCGTTGTGGGATACCGCAATTTGGGATACGTCAGTTTGGTTTGGTTCCATTATTCAAACTACAGATTGGCTAAGTGCTCAAGCACTGGGTCACGCATTGGCAGTCCACATGACCGTCAACGTTGCTAGTATCTCAGCAGATGGAACACAAGCTCTTTTTGACTTCTCACTCTTTGATGATGCGGTTTTTGACTCTGGATTTGATCAAAATGCATCTATCCTGCAAGTGAATGCTTTTAACACAATACTAGAAATGGGGGGGTTCATTTAGATGTCTAAAGGTCTTTTGTTGGATGCTGACGCATTAGTGGCTGGTTGGGCTTTTCAAACTCACAACAAGGTTCCAATTCATGTGGATCGGGCATTAGGAATCATCGATAACAATGTAATTGTCGGTGCCGCACTGTTTTCATCCTACAACGGTGTGAACGCTGATCTATCCTACTACGGCAAAGGCACCGTCACTGTTGGAATTATCAGGGCACTTGTGAGGATAGGACTTTATGAGTTGCGCCTGTCAAGATGTACGGCTATTGTCCCTAAACGTCCAAGTTATCTTCTAAAGAAGCTTCCCAAGCTTGGCTTCAGATACGAAGGCGTTCAGCGTAGATATTACGGTCCCACAGATTCCGCACGTCACGTAGGGTGCCGTTTTGTTTTGTTCAGAGAAGACATGGAAAAGCTTCTATCTGAACGTCACAAGAAAGTTGCATAATGTTTGGTGCAGACGTTGGTTCACCGCAATTAGGAAGTCCGGCTGCGTCTGTAAATTCGCAGTCTGTTCAGCTTTTGGGAAATCAACAAGGTGCGCCCCCACAGAATGTTTATCCAAATTTTGATCCCGGAATTTTGAATACCACAGCCCCTATTTCATCTTCCACAAATCCGAGCATTGCTTACATGGTTAAAGCTTTAAAAGGTGATTCTAAAAATGGGTAATTCTCCTGATCCGCCACCAGTAGCAGATCCAAATGTTGTGGCTGGCAATCAAGCTGCCCTCAACAAGACGGCTGCCATTGATTCTCAACAAGGATCGATGGTCAATCAATCCAATCCTTTTGGAAGTTTGACATATACTCAGACTGGAACTTCTGCGGATGGCACACCGCTGTATACTGCCAACACGCAATACACAGGAACTAATGCTGATCTTTTAAATATCCTTCAAGGCACCCAAAAGACAGCCGGGCAGGCCGGGCAAAATCTTATCAGTGGTGCCAATTACGGCGCGGCACAGCCGGGCGATGTCATTGGCAATGCCACAAAGGGCCTCACACAGCAGGCGATGGCACAGCAAGTGGCTTATCTTCAGCCACAGTTTGACTATGACACCAGTAAGCTCGATACCAAATTGAAGAACCAAGGTCTTAATCCGGGAACACCGGGTTACGATCAGGCCATGAACGCGCTTAAGCAAAGTCAAGGACAGACTGTCACTGGCTTTGAAGCGTCCATGGAACCACAGATGTACCAACAGGCAACTCAGAACTATCTGCTGCCTGCACAACTTGGTGGAACGTTGGCTGGTTTGGGCTCACCTACAGCACCAACTTGGAACTCAACCCCGAATTTTAACGTTCAATCGCCTGATCTAATTGGTGCCACGAATAGTGCACAGCAAGCGCAGCAAGCGCAGTATCAAGCACAACTTGCTCAGAGCAATAACATGATGTCTGGATTGTTTGGTATCCCAACAGCCATTCTCGGTGGTTGGGCAAAGGGTGGTGGGTTAGGTAGCCTTCTTGGTGCTGGTGGTTTGGGTGCCAGCACTGCGGATGCAGGTTTGGCTAGCCTTGCCTCTCTTGGCCCGGCTGCGATTATATGATCCAATTCTTGGATACAGGGTCTTGTGTTCCAGAGAGTCCTGAAACGTTGCGTATCCAACAAGATCAGCTTATCAGGAAGAAACGTGTTGCTCAGATGTTTCCAATCGGTACTGAGGAGCTTCCACTTCCTGAAGGTCATATGCGTCACGCCAACTTCAGAGGTGTTTTTCACTACAATCCAGCGTTGGTCAGCCCTGAAATGATTGATTTCTTAGGTTTGACTGGAAGTGAGAACCAAATTCTAAATCTTGGCTTCTACAATAAGACTGAAATAGCGCAACGAGTTAGGGCTGGTGAACAACTGACTTGTATCGTAGAAATGACGCAAGACGGTGTTGAGATTCGTTCAGCGGCAGCAACCGACAAAACGCTTCCGTCACAAAAAGCGTACTTTGAAAACACAAAAGAGCCTAACAGTGTCATTGTGACAGGAATTCTACCCGTTAGGGTCGCGAACGCAATAGAAGGTAAAAAGTGATGGATCCAACTCAAACAACCCCATCTTACTTGCAACAACAGCCAAACAATCCGACTTATCCGGGTGCCATTTCCAATATGATCAAGGCAATCATGTCGGGAAATGATCAATTCAAGGCAGCACAAGCCAAAGCAGCTACCGCACAAGGCACTCCACAATTGGCACCTCCTTCGCCATCTGTACCCATACCAATGAGTGGTGCCCAATCGCCTGCTGCGCCGATGCCAGCGCCGCCCATGCCTACTGCTGGTGCCACGCCACCAGTTTCTATGCCCATGCCGGTTAGCCCTACTTCCATGGGAGGTGGTGTGCCGCTTCCAGGAATGCCGAACGGTATTGATCCATCTATGCAAGCTTTGTTTAGTCAAATTCCAGGTGCTGGAGGTCAATAATGGACTACAATGGCCCTCTTTCTTACAATACCGATAACCTTGGGCAGACACCTGCTCAGGTTAAGGCCACTATGGATTATGCCAAGGCTCTGATGACTGGTTCCGGTCAACAGCCGGTCAAGCATTGGACACAGGGTCTTAGCAACGTCGTTAATGCACTTGTTGGTGGTGATCTTGACTATCGTGCAGCTCTTGCCGAGAAGCATGGCATTCAAGATTTTGCTTCCAAGCAAAAGACCGACATTCCAGCACAGAACTATCCAGTTGCCCCCGTGGGCACAGCGGCACCGCCGCCTTTCCCCGCTCCACTTCCGGGTCAAACGTCTTTTAGTGAGGGCACCGCCTTTGACAGCCCTAAAACTGCGGACGCTTCACTCCCACGTGGAATTCGCAACAACAATCCATTGAACATTGAGGCTGGAGACTTTACCAAAAGTCAGCCGGGTTTCACTGGTTCTGATGGTCGTTTTGCCAAGTTTGAAAAGCCTGAACAGGGCGTGGCAGCGGCCAATGCCCTTCTTGACAGCTATGAGAAGCGCGGATTGAATACTGTCGCTGGCATTGTTGGTCGTTGGGCTCCTGCCTCAGATGGCAATAATGTTTCTGCCTACGCCGCTAATGTAGCGAAGCAATTGGGTGTCGATCCTGACCAGCCATTGCCACCAGAGATGCGATCAAAATTGATTGCAGCCATGGGGCAGCATGAGAATGGTCGTCCCATCCAAGTGGCGGGGGCGGTAGCCCCATCGGCTGCTCCGATTGCTTTTGCTGGCCCTGACAACGTGAGCAACATCCCGGCTGTGCAAGCAATGTCGTCCGCCTTGCGTGGTGGCCCATCTGATGCTGGTGGACCGGGCGTGCAGGTTGCCGGTGGAAAAGCCGTACCGCCTGCCTCAATCAATCTTCAGCGCCCTGATCCGCAAGCCGGTACAACACTGATCAATCCTGCCTTGATTAAGCCGCAGCCGGGCTACACTCCTTCGCAGCTTCAAGCTGTGATGGAGCATCCTTTTGCCTCACCCGAACAACGGGAGGCAGCGCACCAAATGATGTTACGCCGTGGTCAAACAATTGAGATGCGTTCACCAACTGGTGTGGGCACTGTCATGGTTGATCCCAATGATCCGCGTGTGCAGCAATACATTGCGCCAGAACCACATTGGGGAACAAAGAAGGTCAGCTCGGAAGGTATTGAACAGCCGACGGCGACCACTTTTGATGCACAGGGCAGACCAATAGTGGTTGCTCCACCTTCTGCTGTAAACGGAAGCTTCCACCCAGTTAATGGCCCGCGTAGCGAAGCGGCCCCTGTCGCGCCCGCTGGGGCGGTTTTGCCTTCAAACGGCACACCGGGCACTCCTGCGGCTGAAAACGCACCAGTGAGCCCGACAGGGGCACCTGAAATGCCTGTTAAGGTAGTCTCTACTGATCCAGCGGCGGGTGTGGCTGCGACTGTTGGCAGACCTACGGTTCCGGCTGTGCCAAGCCCTGTCAGCCCATTGGCACAAGCCATGCGAACTGCCCCTCCCGGCATCAGTCAAGAGGACTTTGACACCATTCAAGGCATGCGCAAGGCAAAGAACGATGCTGAAGCTGCGCAACATCAAATTATCAACAATATGGATGTTGATAAGGACGCACAGCAAAAGACGGCTGAGTTTGCCATTAAGAAGTATGACACGTTGAGTACACAAGCGGCGGCTGCGCGCAAGCAGATGCCGAATCTTGATTACGCCAGTGCGTTGATGAACGATCCAAAGTTCTACTCTGGTTTTGCCGCCAACGAAGTCACGGCTATCAAAAAAGTCATGGCAGCGTTCCCCGGTATGTTTGGGGCTGATGCTGCTACAGGCGCTGCACCAAATGAAGTCTTCAACAAGGTGATTTCGGGTAGCATCCTTGACAACATGAAAACCGCTCTTGGCGGTTTGGGTCAGGTGCGTCTTGCTGAAATTGATCTGCTGAAACAGGCCAATGCGAGCAGTCAGAATACTCCTGCTTCCAACAGAGCACTTCTTGAACTTGCAAAACGCTCAGTTAATAGTGTGGATCATCTTGATGATCTTGGGCAGCAATACTTCTCAGGTGCTGAGGTCACGGACCCAGTGGATGGCAAAGTGTTGCTTCCTGCCAACCTTGACAAGTCAGGTGAGATTGCCCCACGGCGCGGCCTTGACGTGGGCTTTGACAAACTGGCTCGCAAATTCACCCTTGAGCATCCAACGCTGACCAAGGATGAAATTGCTAGATATCAAACCATCTTTAAAACTGGCATTGACCCTAATGCACCGACTACCCCAACTCCGGCTGCATCGGGGGGTGCCCCTGCGAAGGGCACTATTCAGGATTTCAGTGACGGCAAAGGCGGCACGGTCAAAGGCCAGTGGGATGGAACTAAGTGGGGTCCGGTAAAATAAGATGGCGGAAATTGCACCATGGCTAATTCCTGAAACTGAACAGCCCCCGGCTGATAGCAATATTGCGCCTTGGCTTCAGTCAGAGGAAAAGCCCGGCATCGCCAAGGATATTGCCAAGACAGCAGCTCCTTCGGTGTTGCGAGGCAGCCTTGCCTTGATTTCCACTCCTCGCACTATCAGTGATATGACCGGGGCTGGTATCAATTGGCTTGCCAACAAGATTGCACCACAAGCTGTTGCTGATGTCGCTAACAAATTCCATGAATGGGATGGTGGCGAGACAGGCAAATTGTTGAACAATGCTTTCCCACCCTATGAAAAGATGAAAGGTGATGTTGAAAAGGACATCACTGGGCCATTGTATGAGGCAAAGACCACTCCCGGCAAAGTTGTCCAAACGGGTTTGGAAGTGGCACCGTCATTGTTGGCTGGTGGTGAAGGAGCTCTCCCCACGTTAGTTAAAGCTCTCGGCGCTGGTGTAGGTTCAGAAGGGGCTGGGACGGCTGCCCATGCAGTTTCTGATTATCTGCCTACATGGGCCGAACCTGTGGCACGTGGCGTTGGCGGTCTTTTGGGTGGCACCTTTGGGCCTTCTACAGCCCGTCGTGCTGTTACACCATTGCCCATGAGTGCCGAGCAAGAGGCTACTGTGGCAGCCTTGAAAGCTGAACATCCTGATCTGATCAATGCTTCTACGGCAGGCCAATTGACTAACAGTCCCCGTTTGATGAATTTGGAAAGCCGTACTTCGGTTGGCCGTGATGCTGCAAAAAACCAAAATGAAGCATTCACTGAAGGCACTATGAAAAAGATGGGTGTCGACGGTTTGGCTACTCCTGAAAACATCGCCAAAGGCAATCAAATCGGTAAGGATATTGGTGATATCCGTCGTAGCAATGCTATTAACTCAACTGAATTTCCACGGCTCAATACTGAGATCAGTCAGATTGTGCGGAAACATACTGGCACTGTTGGCAAGGAGGATGCCAAGACTATTGCTGACATTCAAAAGGAAATTAAACTGGGGGCAGCCAATAACCCAACAGTAATGTCCATGCCGGGTGCACGGTATGATTACTTGCGTCAGAAGCTTCAGACAGCCATTGATGGGTCCGGAACCGGCACTGAGAATAAGGCCATGAGCGGTATCCGCTCAAAGCTTGATGAAGCGTTTCATAGATCAATTCCGGCTGAAGAGTCAGCTCGTTTGAAGGAGCTGGAAAAACAATACGTCAATTACAACGTCATCAAGAACCTTCCTAAGGAAAGTGGTGATGTTATCACACCCAAGGAACTACGCTCTGGCATGAAGCGACAGGATGTCAACACCAACAAGGGTGATCTGGCACCGTGGGCTAACAATGCTGAGAAGGTTATGGTGGAACACGCACCAACACCTGATAAATCAAAAGTTCCACCATTGGTCGACCTTGGCTTGGCGAGCTTGTCCGGCTTGTTGCATGGTGGTGCTGCACACCACTATGGCGGCGGAGCGGCTGGTATTATGGGCCTTGGTGAAGGTTCAGTTCTAGGCCATCTTCTTGCTCCTTCAGTTTATCATGGAATAGCGGATGTAGGGGCACACGCTGTTTCCAATAAAGCTTCCCAAGCTTACTTGAAGAATCAACTGTTGATGCCCGGTAAAGCATCAACGGCTGATTTGAAGACGCTTGTTAAACTCCTTGGTTCTCCTGAAGGGCAAGCTGCGTTGCCGTCGCAGTAAGTTACGTGTAAAGTCAATCGACTTGGATAGTATCCACGTTACCGCGTAAGTGATCAGAACTGCTTCCAACATAACAGCTCCAATCTGAGCCCTAGGTGTTATGTCGGTGACATAGTAGTAAGTGACGGTTGAGAAGACCGTTATTTGTAAAGCGTACCACATAGCGTTTTACTCCTTTTTGTAGGACTACTAATGCCAAGAAATGCAACAGGCACGTACTCTCTTCCAGAGGCTCCGTTCGTAGCCGGTACTGTCATTTCTTCGGCAGCGGTTAACGACAACTTTAGTGACATTGCGGCAGCTTTGACCGGATCGCTTTCTCGCGGCGGCCAAGGTGGTATGACGGGACAGTTCAAAGCCCTTGATGGCTCTGCCAGTGTTCCTTCCATTTCCTTCAATAATGATGGTGGGACTGGTCTTTACAGGCCAGCAGATCATTCAATTGCTGTTGTTGTTGACGGCACTGTATCGGCTCTTTTTACCCCTACTGGGATAACTGGAGTTTCGTCAGCGGTTTTCCAACCGGGCATGGTGATTGATTATTGTGTTGACACAGTTCCTTCGGCTTTTTGGCTTTTTTGCTATGGTCAAGCTGTAAGCAGAACTACTTACGCCGCATTATTTGCCAAAATTAACACCAAGTTTGGATCAGGTGACGGAACTACAACTTTCAACATGCCTGATCTTCGCGGGCGTACTGTGTTTGGTGCCGATGCCATGGGAGGTGTGGCTGCCGGGCGTCTGACCACACCATTCTATGGCTCTGACCCAACCATTACGGGCCATGTCGGGGGCAATCAGAGTTTTACGATCACCACACCAAATCTTCCTGCTTATACTCCGAGCGGTTTGATTAACAATGGTGCGATTTCCATAAGTCAGAATGCAAACAATGTTAATGGTTCCGCCAGCACTGGTGGCGGCGCGTTCGCTGTTCCGTCACCATCAGCAGCGTCGATCTCTGCATCACAGGCTGCTTCGACTTTCACAGGAACTGCACAAGGCGGTTCATCCACTGCTTTCGCTTTGATTAACCCATCCATGATCCTTAACAAAATGATCTTCACAGGGAGTTAAGGATGCCGTTCAACTCTTCAGGCGTATACACCCCTCCCGCTGGAGCTACCACCGCAGCTCCCGGCGACGTTATTCGGTCAGCAATTTGGAATGCAATTTTCACAGATATTTCTGCGGCATTGACTTTATTAGGGGAACAGCTCTATGGGACGTCAAATGTTATTGCTACGCCATATGTTCCAATTACTACCGATTCCTTCCTTGAAGTAAATTTTGCTGGTGCGGTGACGATCAATTTGCCCACTGGCGTGTCACGTAATGGATATCCGCTCAGGATAAAAGATGTCTCAGGGGCAGCAAACACAAACAATATCACCATCGTCCCAAACGGTGCAGAGACAATTGATGGTTTGGCGTCGATAGTCATATCTGACTCTTACGGCGGATACAGCTTAATTCCTAAATCGACAGGATGGATGATCAGCCCATGACACGTTTATTCAAGTTTTTGGTCGCTGCATTTTTGCTGCTTCCTATATCTGCTTTGGCGCAGAGTGGCGGGCAACTTCAACCGGGGCAGGTCTTGGGTAATTCCACCGCCTCGCCTAAACCAGCGGCAGGTGCCTCCCTTGCGGCCATGTTTGCGCAAGGATTTTGCAATACACAAGGAGCCATCTTAACACGTAATGCCTCCACTTGGGTTTGTCTTAACCCCGGCACTGTGAGCCTTCCACTTCTGTCAGGTGGTGCAGGTGGGAACGTTGCTTATAGTCAGGTGCCTAATGCTGGCATCCTTAATCCATCAACAACGGTTAATGGTGTTACCTGCACCCTTGGTTCTACCTGCACCATTACCGCATCGGCAGGCACCATCACCGTTGGCGTGACTACTGTCGCTGGTGGTCCGGGTCTTCTTTATAATACCACAAGCGGTGGAACACTTACTGCTGTTACTCTTTCCAATAATGGTGTGCTGGTCACCAATGGTTCCGGTGTGCCGTCTGTGTCCACCACTTTGCCGTCTGGTTTGTCTATCCCAGCTCCAACCATTACTGGAGCGCTCACGTATGGGGGTGTGGCTCTAAGTGCTGCTGTCACTGGCACCGGTTCCATGGTCCTGTCAGTTAGCCCAACCATTACTGGCACTCTTAGCTCGGCCATTCACACAATTACTTCCAATTCCGCTTCTGCCCTTGCGGTTGGATTGAACGGTGCTACCAATCCAGCATTCAATGTGGACGATTCTACAGCTTCGTCTGCTACTGGTATCTCTATCAAGTCTTTTGCGGCTGGTGGTGGCGTTAGCATCTCAGCTATTTCCTCGGGTACAAATGAGGGATTGGCGATCAACGCTAAAGGTAGTGGTGTTATCAGTATCGGCAATGTGTCGACCGGCTCTGTCAATATCACGCCACAGATTAATTCTGCCAACCATGTAATTACGTCCGCATCGTTTAATTCATTCACGGTTGGTTTAAATGGTGTTACCAATCCAGCATTCAATGTGGACGATTCTACAGCTTCTTCTGTTACGGGAGTTAGTATAAAATCGGCGGCGGCTGGTGGTGGCGTCGCTTTGTCGACTACATCTTCTGGCACGAATGAAGCGCTCCTTATTAGCGCTAAAGGTACCGGCGGCATCACTATTGGGAATACATCAACAGGCACCGTTACGATCAACCCAGCGGTTTCACTTACATCGACGGTTAACGGCCTGACTGTAGTTCCTACTGGCGGCGGCGCTTCATTGCAGGTGAATAGTGGTGTCTCCTTTGTGGTCACCAACAATATTACGCTGTCAGGAACGAATGGAACGACGTGGACTGGGCCGTCTTCGAATGCGAATCTGGCTGCGCTTAACATCGCCAGCCAGACGATAACTGGTGGTGCTGGTGTTACATCTCAATCATTATCCACTGGGTCTATTACAGCAGACTGCACGACACGGCCACTTCAGACGATAACTGGCGCACAAGTGGCGTGGTCCATTACTGCACCCTCCACGGATGGAAGTTGCATCATCAAGCTGACAAATGCTGCATCCAGTGCAGTTGCCCCAACATTCTCCGGTTTTACAGTCGGCAGCAATACAGGTGACCCACTGACGTCTGTAAATTCGTCTGCTTTCATGATTTGGATCGCACGTGTTGGTGGCACATCCACTTATTCAGTAAAGGCCCTTCAATGATTGTTGCTCGTTTCAACGCAATCGTCTTAGTACTTTGGTTGGCGGTTGCGCCAGTCTTTGCACAAATTGGCCCCGTACCGACCATCGTTGCCCTTGCTATTCCACCATCAGCATCGGGGACTACCTCGGCGCTGGACTGCACGGGCGGAACGATAACCACCAGTGGTGTTAATCGCATCCACACGTTCACGAGTGGCGGTACTCTAACGTGCACTGGTAGCGGAACCGCAAGCTATCTGATTGTCGCAGGTGGTGGCGGCGGTGGCTCTGGTGTCGCTGGCCTATCGAACGGCGGCGGCGGCGGTGCGGGTGGCGTGTTGAGCGGAAGCGCGTCTCTTGGGGCGGGTACGTTCACAGCCGTAGTTGGCGGCGGCGGCGCTTCAAATATCTCCGGGTCGAATAGTTCATTCAATGGCGTTACCGCGACCGGCGGTGGCGCGGGCGGCGGCAACGGTGGCACCGGCGTCAACGGCAGCGCGGGAGGCTCCGGCGGCGGAGGTAACGGCACCACCACCAATTTTGGCACCGGCGGTGCTGGCACCGGCGGCCAAGGCAACAACGGCGGCGCGGGTGTCGGCAGCACGGCGGCACCGGGTGGCGGTGGCGGCTGCAATGCAGTCGGCGGCGCGGGCGTCGGAAGCAATGGTGGCGCAGGTGGTAACGGCTGCTCGTCGTCGATCAGCGGTAGCGCGGTCACTTATGGTGGCGGTGGCGGTGGCTCGACCGCGACCGGCGGCGCGAGTGGCGCGGGCGCTGGGGGCTCCGGCGGCGGTGGTCAGGGTTCAACTGGCGGTGCAGGCACGGCAGGCACAGCCAATCTCGGCGGCGGTGGAGGCGGTGGAGGCAACGCTGGTTCAGCGGCGGGTGGCGCAGGCGGCTCCGGCGTCGTCATCGTCTCCTATGCCGCGCAGGTCACGGTGTTCCTAACGTCGTCGAGCGGCAACTGGGTTGCCCCGTCGAATTGGAACAGCGGCAACAATTCGATCGAGACTATTGGCGGCGGCGGCGCAGGAAACAACTCCGCAGGTGGCGGAGGTGGAGGTGGCGCGTATTCCAAGGCTACTAACGTAGCACTCACGGCTGGTACTCCAGTTTCGTTCGTCGTCGGTTCGGGCGGCGCAACGTCGGGCAGCAGCGGCGGAGACACCTATTTCTGTAATGCCACCTCCAACTGCGCGAGCATTTCCGGTACGTCGGTTCAATCGGGAGCGAAGGGCGGTGTAGGTGCCACCACAGGGACTGGTGGGGCTGGTGGCGCTGCCGCGTCCGGCGTGGGCAGCACAAAGAACAGCGGCGGCACGGGCGGCAACGTCGGCACCAATTCATGGGGTGCTGGTGGCGGCGCTGGAGGTCCGAACGGTGCGGGTGCGACTGGCGGCAACGGTATCAGCTCTGGCTTGGGATCGGGCGGTGGCGGTGGCGGCGGCAATGGCGGCGGCACGGCTGGTGCTAACGGTGTCTCGACAACGACCGGCGGTGCAGGCGGCAATAACTCTCTAGCGGCTGGCGGTGGGGCTGGCGGCATCAATGCGTTTGGCTCTGCGGGAACATTTGGCGGCGGCGGTGGCGGCGGCGGTGGAAATGGAAACGGCGGTGGTGCTGGTGGTGCCGGTGTCGAATTCAGTGCGTCTCCCTCGTTCGGATCGGGCGGCGGCGGCGGTGGTGGCGCGAGCAATGGCGTGCCGGGCGGCAACGGTGGTCTTTACGGTGGCGGCGGCGCTGGCGGTCTCACGACCGCAGGTGCGGGCGCGCTGGGCCTGATCGTCATCAAGTGGACGCCGACCACGGGCACACAGGTCTACACATTCACCGCAAGCGGTACGTTTTATGCACCGAGCAGTTTTTCATCGTCAACTTCAGAGGCGTGGGGTGCTGGCGGAAGTGGTGCCGCTGGGACGTCATCGCTCCGTGGTGGTGGCGGCGGTGGTGGCGGAGCATATTCATTCTCCTCTGCATCTTTAGCTGTAAATACGCCCTATGTGCTTACGGTGTCTGGATCGACCACTGGTGGAGTCGCCTCAGGTAATGATGGCACAACGGGTGGTGATAGTTATTTCGGTGGTGCAAGTTGTGGAGCCGCACTCGTATGTGCCAAGGGCGGCGGAGCAGGTCTTGCATCCGGTAACGGCGGATCAGGAGGTGCGGCAACTTCTGGCATTGGTACTGTCAAGAAAAATGGGGGTGCAGGCGGTACAGGCGTCACCAATCGCGCGGGCAACGGTGGTGGTGGTGCTGGTGGCCCCAACGGAGATGGACAAACAGGCGGCAGCAATAGCGCCGCCAACGGACCCGGAGCTGGTGGCGGTGGACCGGATGGTGGTTCGGCTGGCGGCTCCCCGTCGGGCACGACGGGCGGCAATGGCGGCAACAATTTCGCAGGAACAGGCGGTGGTATAGGAACGACGACTGTTGCTGGGTCAGCGAGCGCTGGCGGCGGTGGTGCTGGGGGTGGCGCAGGATCGACCTTCAATGCCGGGGGTAATGGAGCTAACGGAACAGCAAACAATGCGGGTGGCGGCGGTGGTGGCGGCGGCAACAATAACACCACATCGGTTGCTGGCGTCGCAGGCGGAAATGGTGGCTTATACGGCGGTGGCGGTTCTGGTGGTATGGGGACCGGCGCAGTTAGTTCGTCCTCAAACGGCGGCAATGGTGCTGCTGGTGTTATTGTCGTAAGTGTAAAACCATAGATGTGATTGCAATTACGTCATAAATCATCTATCTATCATGCACGTAAACACATGAGGAGTTCCAATGCGTAAAGTTATGTGTCTGGCAGCCTTGTTGATTTTTACTTCTCCCGCCTCTTCTCAAAACGTTGAAATCAGCCCAGTTGTTCAGAAAATGATGGACTCTCTTGCTACCCAAAGAAACACTGCTTTGAACGCTCAGGCAATTGCCGAATCCAATCTGGCAATTGCAAATGAGGATCTAAAAAAGGCTCAAGATCGCATCAAAGAACTTGAGAAAAAGACTGATCCTGACAAAAAACTTCCAACAAAGTAAGGCAGCGTCATGCAAATAGTTGGAAAGAAATTTACTCACGCAGAATTCCAATCATATCTCGATAACTTGTCCGTATCTAAGTGGGCAAAGTTTGTAGTGGTGCACAATACCAGTGAACCTGATATTGCCCTCTATCATCAGTGGGAAGCGCGTCAAGGCAAATATGCCAATTGGACATCGGAACAATGGTTGAGGAATCTTTCCAGCTATTACTCAAGCTTGGGGTGGTCAGGTGGGCCACATTTGTTTGTCCCACCCACGCCTGACACAATTCTTATTCTTAATCCACTTACCACAAGTGGCATTCACACCCCTTCTTGGAATACCATCAGCCTTGGTGTAGAAACAGTTGGTGAGTTTGAACGCGAACCATTTGATGATCCCACTCGAGCCAATTTGGTGTTTGCACTTGCTGCTCTTCATAAGAAGTTTGGGTTGAATCCAGTCGACTTTCAACTTGGTGTTAAAGGTTTGCATTTCCACAAAGAGGATCATGCGACCACACACAAAACATGCCCCGGTAAGAACATGGTCAAAATTGACCTTGTTTCCAGAGTAGCTCTTGCCATGAACATTGTGGCTCCCAAACCACCAGTTGTTCCATCTGATCCCCATACGCATGACGTGCCTCTTGCCTCACAAGAGGCAGACACCAGCAAATTGAACTCAGTAGAGCTAGTTTCTATGTATTGGCTGCAAGCTGCATTAAATCAGTGGAAGCCTGATCTTAAGTTGGCGGTGAACGGTAATCGTGATACACCGACAATCAATGCCATTGAGGCTTTTCAGACTTCTCATGGTCTGGTTGTGGACGGAGTAGGTGGCCCCGTCACTCGCATCACCATTAAACATGCAAACGCATAGGGGAATGTTGTGACCAGTCAATCTTTTCAACAATATGTGCGTATTCTTTTGTATAACTTGTTCGCCGCACTCGCATCCTATGGCATCACCACTCCTGACAATACCAAAACGCTGATCTTCAGCGTTGTTGGCCTCATGGCCAATCTTGTGTGGACGATGTACGGAACACGTCTGAACGGGCTGCTTGAACAGGTCAAAGAAAAGACTGGTGTTCAGGAAGTTGCCATTAAAGTTGATCCTGAAGTAATTACAGCAACCGATGTCAATGCAGCTACTTCGGTTGGTATTATTGCTACTCCAGCAAAAGGCACCTGACATGAAGAAGTACCTAGCAGTAGCGTTGCTTGCCATTTCATTGGGTGGCTGTGCGCAACTCCAAGCCATCCAATCGGCCATTCAGATTGGAACGGCCACCGCTGCCAACCCAGTAACACCTGATCGTCTTTTCCAAATGGAAAATGCAGCTCAGTTGATTTTTGTTGGCCTCAATACGTGGAAGACTTCGTGCAAGAACGGGATACTTCCTGTTAGTTGCAAAACTCAAATTGCAGCAGTGCAGGTCTATACACGTCAAATTCCGCCATACCTTGCACAACTTCGATCATTTGTTAAGAAAAATGATCAAATCAACGCACAGGTCGTTTTCAATCAGATTACCAGCTTGATTTCTATTGTTAAAACACAAGCTGCGCAATCCAACGTGCCATTGGGGAGCTAAAAATGGATATCGCAGCAATCTTGGCATTGATTGAAAAGGGCGTAGCAGTCATCAGCACTGCTATCTCAATTGGTGCTAGCGCCGCACCCGCAATCAAAGTGATAGAAGATTTAATTGCAGGTGCCAAATCAGGTACTGTCACAGACGAGGAACTCGCTGCTGCTGAACTTGCATTGGATGCAATGATCGACGACTTCAACACCCCTCTTTAAAAGTGGGTGGACTAAAATGCCGGATTGGATTGACAAGGTCGTCACTGGTGGCCCTGCGTTTATATTTGCGGTCTTATGGTGGCTAGAGCGGCAAGAACGTCATCAAGAGCGTGACGAACACAGAACCGTATCTAAAGAAATGCTTTCAGCCATGATTAAAACTGAAAGTACTCTTGACACCCTTGGAAAAATCTTTGAAGGCGGAAGAGCACCATGATGTCGAAACTGTTGAAATGGTTGCGGCCCACAAAATCATCCTCTCCTGATGTTGAGCAGGCAAAAGAGCTTGCGCGTCGCATCCATCACAAGGCCGAGAAGCTTCAGAAGCAATTAGATCATTACCGCAACGCAAAAGAGCCTGCTGTAGCTCTTTTTGCCGACGTCTATAATGCACGCCAAGTCAGCCGCATTCATTACGGTTTGAACGGCAAGCATCATATCTAAAACGAGTCAAGAGGTTACAACGCCTTTTGATTTTTGTAATTTGGCCCCCTCGTTAAACAAAGCAGGGGATACTTCCTATGAAATTACGAAGCTTTTTCGCCGTGCTGGTATTTTTGGCGTTTGCCATTAGCCCGGCCCAAGCTCGAAAGCAGCATCAGGTCTATCAAGCTGCTGAGGGCTGCAATGTGTTGTGGCCTTGTGAGGGAGTAAACACCTCCTCGCGTGGAGTGGCCATTGTAAAGGCCATGCACGGCTTTGGGGTGGCTCGTAAGGTGTACAGGGTCAATGGAGCAGTCATTGGGGGGAGGCCCTCAGGCTGCCCCTACCAGTTCTGTGGGTGTGGAGCATCATTGTACTTGTTTGGCAAAATCATCCCACGCCTCAACCTTGCAGCCAATTGGTTCAGCTTCCCACGTTCAACACCAGCCCCCCGTATGGTAGCAGTCCGCAGTCACCACGTGATGGTGTTGGTATCTCACGTATCAGGCGACACGTGGATGGTTCATGATTCCAACAGCGGCGGCCATCAGACACGACTTCATGAGCGTTCAATCCGTGGCTACTCAATCGTAAACCCAAGCGCATGATATTGCTTCTGCCACCACAATTGGCACATGACGCGAAGAGGCAGATAGTCATATCTGCCGCTTTGCACGGTATCAAGAACCCTGTGGTGGTGGAATTGCCTTCTGACGAAGGCATGCGACGGTTTGAGATAACTCAGGGGGAGCAGGTGCCGGAGTCTGCTCCCCCTAGTTCAGACGTTGATCAGCCCAAGATCACTCAGGGGCCGCTCACTCCACAAGGGCAGTGAAATTAAAAACCCAACGTCTAAAGTTTGTGACCCAAGGCCACGCGGCAAGCTATAACAGCCGCCTTTGCAGTTGCATCGTCAGGAAAACGAGCGAGGTGTTTCTTCAGATTCACCAGCTTGTTCTGTTCACGACGATGGGAGTTTTTGTAGTGCAAGCAATAAACGGACTGACGCCCATGCTTGCGGTTTTTCTTAGACTTTTTTGCACGATGTTGTGCGGTAGCCATGACATGCCCTCAAGGGCGGAAGTGCCCTAAGTACTTGTCATGACGTGCTCCTGTTTCATGGGTCAGCTCCTTGCCAATGTGCGGCTTGATAGTTGCACAGCCTGCACAAGTAAAGGAAATTATTTGTTACGTGCCAAGTAAAGTTCACAAAAGAGCGCGTCTCTTGTTTCTTTGGGCTCAGCAGATAGCCTAGACAAGATCTCCAAGTACGGGCTGCCCCATATCTTTTGAGCAATATAATGATCAAAGATAAGGTAATCCGCACTTGGTATTTCTTGTGGAGCTTGGCTCCCATTTTGGGTGAAAATCAGATGGTGCCCAGTAACAGCCACATCTACGTTTGGAAACGCTTCACGGATGACAGCACAAAAAACTTCTGTGTTGTCAGTATTCCGTTTGTTTTCTGTTTCCCACAAACGAGCCATTATCTGTTTATGTAAGTTCGTACAGCCAGCAGCGTGTGTGTCTCGCAATATGGTTTATCAACCAAACGACGGCATCCACAAAATCGGAAATCGGATTGCTTTGGATCTCCCATCGGCCACTTGCACATGGTGGGCTGGAGTTCAGCAAACGTGACTGCCGTATCGCTCTCAATAAGTTTCAACCTTACTCGTTCCTTCTTTTTAACTAATACCAGTCTAGCTGGTCGTGGCATCAATCCTCTGGCTATCAATGCGGTATTGGCGCGAAGGTTTTTGTGAGACTTGAAAATGTTTCTGCTAATGACTTTCTCACCAGCCGGTTTTAACAACCCAGCTTTTCGTGCCCTATCTAATTTTCCTGCTATTGAGCCCCTTGAGCGGCCTACGTCTTCAGCGATTTTGCCCATTGAATGACCATCATTAAAGAGGTTGATTACGACAGTGATCTCTTCAGAAGTCCATGCTTTGCCAATTCCGCGCCAGTTCAACTTAGTTGATTCTGCTGTCGGCTTCAATTGTGATGCTGCTTCTTCCATTTTTGTCTTTCCTTGCTGTGATTATTCCTTCAAATTCACCAAAGTTGGCGATTGAAGTATGGTCAACAATCCAAATACGTTTCCCTTCCTCCATGGCACGCTCATGCAACGTGTTTGCTAAATCCATCATCCCTTCAGTTGAAAGGTGCGTGGATGGTTCATCATAGAACTCTATCTTGTTGTTGAGACCTGCACCCTGCATGATTAAGTTGGCTAGACCAAGATCACCGGCCAATTGCAGGCGTTGTGTTTCACCCCCGGACCATGTTTCCCATTTGACCGGAGCAATATTGCCGGGTGACTTGACAAAAACCACAAAACCTTTGGTGACACCACCAGATTTATTTTCCCGCTCAATATCAAATGTTATTTGCCAGTCTGGCATTCCAAGTTGAGCCAGCACATTATTAACTTCCAGCTCTAGTGTTCTGAAAGCCTGCTCAATGATGAACAGGCGGACACGTTTGAATCCTTTCACCCAAAAACTGATGGCTGCGTATTTTGCTTCGTAGCCCTCAAGGACGTTTCTGTCTTCGGTTAAACCCTCAGTCAAATCTTTAACCAAAAGTTTCTTACTATTTAGCATTTCCTTGTGAGGATTACGTTCAGCGGCAATCAGGTCTATCTGAGTATTGAGTGCGGCAAGCTGGTCATTTGCTCTTAATTCATTAACTTCTTGCTTGTTCAGTTCTTTTTCTAATTTAAGGATTTCATCCTGCCATTCAAAAGCTAATGTTTCTTGACGGCTGAGCCCATTCTTTGCTTTGATCATTTCCTTAGTCAGAGTTTGTAAAGTGTCATCTACAATTGCAATTTGTACATCTAGTTCAAGTCGCATGCGTTCATTGATATGCTTGACGCTCTCAACGTGTTTGTGACTGATTTCTTGTAAACAGAGTGGGCATCCCCCCACTTTTAATTTTTCAGTACGGATGGCCTTTTTGTCAGCCAGTATCTCAGTACGTTTTTTGGATACGGCTGCAATCTTGTCCAAGAATGAATTTCGTGTGCTGGTCCAATTTTTCATCTCAAAATCACAAGCTTTCAATTCAGCTTTTGCTTTTACGATATTCCCTTTTATTTTTGAAATCTTAGGAGCGATTATGTTATCTATGTCATTTGCAATTCTTGTGTATTGAGTGTTTATCTTCTTGATACGTTCTTTTTTGTCAATGTCGTAATTGTCCGTTGATATTGTCAGTGTTTTAATATCTTCCTTTAACACAGTCAAACGACCTTCATCATGGTTAATGCTGGCTGTGCATTCAGTTATTTTAGAAGAAAATTTGTCAGCCTGTTTCCCCGCCGCCTTGCTCAACTCAAGCCAGTAGTCCAGATTTTGAATATCTGAGAACAGATTGAGTTTTGCCGTAGGCTGCATGGCAAAAAATGATTCTGAGAACTGTGGGTTCAGGACTGAGTATTTGAAAGACTCATAGTTGAGCCTCAGATATTTCTGAAGTTCAACCTGATCCACGGGTTTGTCATCAAGGAACAGCCCATTGGGCTTTTGAGTGCGTTTAATGAGGCTGCGGCGGTCACCTACAGTGAGTTCTATGGTGACGGTAGCGGAGGTAGCCCCCCAAGACACCACTTCAGCGGCCTTTAGACCGCGTGTGGTGCGGCCAAACAAAACCCACGAAATGGCGTCAAGGAAGGTTGATTTGCCTGCCCCATTGGCCCCGAGTGCTGGGGACATGATGTTCCTACCTGACAGAAAATACAGTCCGTGCTTGGTTGGGAAGTCAAACTCATGGGTACCAAGGTATGACCTGAAATTGGTCAGGATGATGCTGTGAAGGTCGAACATTATTCCGGGTCTGAGCCTCTGGTGATTGCTTTGACTCTATTCATCCACAAATTGACGCAATGCGGGCACAAATCCACATCTATGATTTCAATGGGGGGTTTTGAAGGTGCCGCAAGATTTTGCGCAACACTAACCCCACCAATCCCACCACCACCACCGTAATTCCCAGCCGCATTCTGCTGTGCATGAATGTGCATTTGCACTGCTTGTTGCATCCTTTGCGTCTCATATGAGAGTTGTTGTTTCACACCACCAAACGACAGTACTGTTACGTCACGTGCTACATTTCCACAGTGGTCACAGAATGTTTTTGTTACCATTGATGATTCCCTTTCCTGCATCTCTAATATTTCGTGATAGATTTTCCGCATTGCTGAACTGATCAAAGACGGCAGCGGGATCATTTCCAGTATTGCTTGCCATACTTCGTTTTTTAACTTCATTTGTTTTCATCTCCATCTTAGCTCCATAGACGTCAAGTTTGAGTTCCTTGCAGGCGTCAAGCACACGTTGCCTGATTTGTTTCCATTCAACGGCTTCTTCACGTGTGACTTCTATTACCAATTTTACCTGATCGCCTTCCATCAAATGTTTATTGTTAAGAAGGTTGTCAGCGTCACGTATTTTGAGTGACCATTTCCGTGGCGCATCCATCCATGGGTATGCTTCAGTGCCATTTTGACTCACATGGATGCATCTAGGCTCAAAATCATCACCGAAACGCACCTGATAGGGGCACCCTATATAAGTCACCAGACCTTGGGTCTGGGGGCGGTGCACGTCCCCGGCGTATACCCCTAGCTCTGGCTTGGCAGACTCAATCAGTGAGGCCGACAGGCCCGATAAACGTACCCCTGACTCAGCTATAGCCCCTTCAAAGGTTTGATGCACAAGAAAGCTATCAGGATCATCACCAAGACAGAGGTGAACAGCAGCGTCAAATTCATCCTGCGTCCTGTAGTGTGGGATAATTGCCATCCGTTTTTCCGCCTTAATGACGGTCGGTTTCGTGACAAAATGTAATCCTTCTATGTGACTAAGAAACTTGAAGAATGGATTCTTGTTGTCCCTGTAGTCGTGATTGCCCATGTCAATGTAGACGGGCGGTCTTAGCTGTGTGAGGCCCGTCACAATCTGGTTGACCAATGTGGCTGAATGCCTGTCCTTACTGTCAGTGATATCACCAGCCAAGAAAGTAGCGGCAACAGGATTCTTTTTCTGTTGCCGCTTAATCCAGTCGAAGATGTTGAACCTATACGCGTCCTGACCACGATCAGTTAAGTGCAGGTCCCCTACCAATAACCACATTACTCTTTCCGTGCTTCATAGTGAGCCAGCCAAATAACCAAGAACAGCAACACTGGCACAATAAACAAGTGAACTACGAAACTGGCGAAGGACGGTTGCGCCATGAAGCCAGTGGCACCCCACACAACGAGTGCAAGGTACACCGATGGTTTAGTGTGAAAGTTCATGTGTTTTCCATTTTGACCAGAGGTAGGCGACACCAAGCACAAATCCAACGCCCTGTGCAGCCCAGATACGTGGATCAATCTCAAGTTGGGTGATAAAGCCCTCACTGGCGATCAACTCGCCGGCAAGCCAGCCTAGCAGCGCGGCCCCCGCCCAAATAAGGATGGGGAATTTGTTCAGGATCATGGTTATCAAGGTAGCCCCAGTAACCACTAGCGGGATACTGACAGCCAAACCAATGGCAAGAAGGAGGACGTTGCCTTGTGCAACAGCAGCCACCGCCACCATGTTATCCACACTCATGACAATATCAGCCAACACGATGATTCTGATTGCTGCAAAGAGTTTGTCAGAAGACTTTACGTCACTCTCACCATCATCAGGCAGACACATCTTGATGGCTACAAAGAGCAATGCCAACCCGCCAGCAAGTTTGAGGTAAGGAAGTGTCATTAGTGTGGACACAACGCCTGTAGCGGCAATACGCAACAAGACAGCACTCAGGGCACCTAAGATAATACCCCAAAAGCGTTGACGCTCAGGCAGGCCACGGCATGCCATAGCTATAACCAGTGCATTGTCACCAGACAATAGTGCATCTATCCAAATGACTTTGCCAATAGCCAGCCAAAAGGCTGGGTCGTGCAGTTCCATTTCTAACCACGGCATGTTTGATCCTCAAATATAGACAAAGCGGGGCGGCCTATTTAAGCACCGCAAGAACAGTGCCGAGCCGCCCCTACCCAGCCGGGGTTACTTAGAAGTCAAACTTGGAAGGATCAACATTCAGGCGCTTTGCAATCTTTTCAAGCACCTTGGTCTCATCTTCACCAGCTTTGCCGTTGTGGTTTGACGAGGCCACGTCTACCGCAACAAGGTAGACGTCATCAGCCATTTGGCTCGCATTGGGCAGGCTGTTCACTGCATCAAGGTTCCGTGCAAGCTCTTGCTTGCCAGAAGCAGTGGTGGCATGCCCTAGTGCGTTGTTGAGGGTGCTTTCAATCTGTTGACGGGTGTACAGGCCCGACAACTGGGTGTGGCTGGTAAGCACTTCCATGGCCTTTTTCTTTTCAGCATCCTCACAGGTGCCGTCAGCATAGGCAATGAGGGCACATGAAGCAGAGACTGCCTTCAGGAAGTCTTCAGTCTTGCCATACTCCTTGTTCAGTTCCTTCATGCCTGAGGCAAAGACGCTCTTAAACATAGACGAGATTGACATTTACGCTTCTCCATTGCGCAGTTAAGCAAATGGGATGGTTGCGCGTTCCATCCCATCATACAAAAGGCTTAGTAATTTTGAAGAACTTAGCTGCCTCTATAATGTGCAAATTGTGGCGCACACTGATTAACAGCATATTCTTGTACATAAGCCCTAAAAGCCTCCGGCCCTCTATATCAAGGCAAACCATCGGTTGCATACGGTTTTGACGGACCACCATTAGCGGGCGCTTTTTGTACCTTCCAGCCTGTTTTTGGATCTCGTCCCAAAACGTCAAAAGCTTGCCTTTGCCTGTCAATAGACCGGGATAGTCAAGGTTGGCATAGAACTTACACTCGGGGGCAAATGCTTCTATGAACTTGCTACCAGCATGGTGGACACATGAAATGTCACCAACCTGTGACGCATGGTGCTTGCCGCGTTTGTGTCCAACGGTGGCACGGCCTCCAGACATGGCACTCCGCCAAAATACGTCCTCACGTTCATTGTTAGTTATCCATTTTGAAAGCATGACACAGACATCACGCTCGAACTGCGCTCCCTTCTGCTTTCCCCCACCAGCTCGCATCAATTGTCCCTTTTTGGATCATCTTCTAAAGTACGGCAGTAATAGTGTGTGGTGCGCTTTGTAGTATCTTCAAAATAGATCACACACCCTTTATCTGTTTGAGATAAAGGCATTTTACATTCAGCACATAAGGCACCACGAACTATTTTTTCAAATTCATTTTTGACATTCATGGCATTACTCACTCGATTTTTTCTTTTTCCACCACCGGGTAGCATTTAGAACAAACTCGCAATAGATAAAATTAGCCAAACTGCCAAAATAGGAGTAAGGATAATTACAATAACAGGAATTATGACATCCTCAATCATGGCATTATCCATGCAATCTGATAACCAAAAGTAAACGGAGCAACGTCAATCTGTTTGAACCACTTGGCGACGAAGGCACCTTTGCCACCTACCTCAAAGCCCGGACCCATAGGCGAATCATCAATGAACACGATTGAACCGGGGCGCAGACGTGGCCGTGCAGCGCAGAATTCAAACAAACAGTGCATCGCAGCCGGGCCAGCATTGGCCATGTCGACGTCAAAGCTATCAAGATACAACATATCTATGACCGGGCCGGGCTTTGACAATTCAAGTACGCTATCGCTAACAACAGACCCTGAATTCTTTAATGTGGTACGAACCAATTCAATAGCATCTTGGTCAGTGTCTATCGTGGTGAATGATCCGGTGTGCCATTGAATGTAACTATCCCAAATGACAGTGGATTGCCCATCACCTTCCCAATTGTCAAGTTTGCGCATGCAGCCAGTTTCTACGATGTGCCGTACTTGGCGTGTGACGGCCTCACGAATCACAGCCCTGAAGGTTGGGGCGCGGATTCCAAGCTTGGGCATGTACGCAACATCAAACCTATCTACAAAATCAGGCATACTTACTCCGCTTGGGCAAGAAGGTAGTTTCAATTTCACCCCATACTTGTTTGACGGCCTCTGCTGCACGAAGACGTTCTTCCTTGTGCTCAGCATCAGTCATTTCATTCAAGCCCTTGAGGTAATCCTTGAACTCTGTCTTTTTTAGGTCTATGGCATCAAGTCTATCCACTTCATTGAGCCAGTTTACACTGGCCAGAAGGTCATTGATGCCGTAGCCGAATTCAAAGGTGAACTCTGCCTCTCTGAACGGCATGCCTACCTTGTTCTTTTTTACCTTGGCTTTAATTTCAATCCCGTATGGCCGTTCAACCTTGTTGATGGTCTTTTTGAGGATTTTGATATGGGCAAGCCAGAACACTTGAGAGGCGTAGAAGTCGAGAGCCTTCCCCCCGCTTCTCTTATGCTTCTCTCCAAACATAGCGCCAATATTGTCCCGCACTTGGGACACAATGAAAAGAAGGACGTTGGCTTGTTCCTGCTTTCGTGTAATTTTACGAAACATCTCACTCATCTTTTTGGCTTTAGCTGCTCCAAAAGATGCCTTGTCAATATCTCGATCCATTTCAGCGTCGTCGGAAAGGGCGTCAAAAGAATCAAGGACGTAGAGGCCCGGCTTCTTAGCTTTTTTCTGTTGGTCACAAAAAGCATCAAAGTCCTTGTAGAAGTCCTCAACAGTAATAATTGGATTTTCACGATCGCCAAAGTCAATGCGGTCAAGAGGCAAACCCATAGCCTCAGCGTAACTGTCATCCCATGCAGCTTCTGTTTCACGATAAGCAATGTTGCCATCTGGGCACACTATTGAGAAGTTTATCATGACTTCAGTGGCAGTTCCGGTTTTAGCCGTGCTCTTGTCACCCACAATGTTGGCGGTGCGCCCTAGAGCAAGCCCACCGCCCAAAGCGCAGTCCAACAGAGTGCAGCCAGTGCTAACAAACTGAATGTTAGTCTTTTCAGAAGTGAAATAATTGTTTCGTGGCTTCTCAACGACTGCCCGTACCCTTTTTACCATCACTCTTCCATCTTTGCTGGGACAGGTTCATTTACCTGATCCTGATATTTACCATTGTAGACTTGTTCAGTTGGTTTATCCAAAAATTCAAATATAATCTGAGCAATAGGCATTCCCTTCTTCAGATTAAGCATGTGGATGCCATTAAGAGCCAATTCAAGAGTTAAGTATCCCCTCCAGCCGGGTTCAATAACTGTGTTAAATACTTGCAATCCTTGGCGTGCCCAAGTTGATTTATCATGGACACGTCCCACAACATCATCCGGCATATTGAAATGCTCAATCGTGGAAGCAAGCCTGAAACGCATGTATTCATTGGCATTGAGCATTACGTCTTGAGCAATGCGGACGTCATAACCGCAACTGGACAAGCCATAACTCATCCCAAACTCAACTGTACGTTCACAGAAGGGGGTGATGATGCCACAACACCTGATGCTTTGTGCTGAGAGGATCATCCAAACCTCGGTGCGTTCTTGAAGGCTTCATCAAAGTTGGCTTTGCAGACAGAAAGGAACTGTTGCTCAGTCATGCCTACATCTACCCCTATGATGGCTGACAGTTGAGATAGGGCTACAACACTGATGCGGGAGTAAAGCACTTGGCTCACCCCCGCATCACGCATGCCGTCCACCCAAAACTGGCGCATCTCGTTCACTATCTTAACGTGGAGGAGGTACTCAGGCGAAGGATCTTCAACCTTCGGGGTGTCAGCTTTGATTCTTGGCATCAAATCTAGCCTTTAACAGTTCGGCCCAAGTGCGGTGGCCTGAACGGACAATGACCAATTGCTCTCTGGCCCATCTCATATACGGAATTTCGTCGTTCATGATTTCTGCTGAAGAACGCCGGTCAAGAACCACGGGGTCCTTGCCGGCTCTTTTTAGAAGTTCCTCAGTCCTCTTCTGAGTTTCGAGTTCGACGCCTCGCAGCTAGCTTGGCGCGGAGGCTGCCGCCAGTGTCCTCATCCTCATCTTCAGATTCAGTCTTCCCACGGCGGCTTTTCGTAGGGAGTGCTTCATCCTCATCTTCAGGTTCAGCCCTTACCCGTTTGCGGGCCGCAGGCTTTTCTTCAACATCATCATCATCGTCAGGATCGGCCTGTTTGCGTGATGACGAGCGACGTGCTGGTTTTTCATCTTCATCTTCATAATCAGGCTCAGGGTCTGGCCTTGCACGCTGTCTAGTCCGGGCCGGTTTTTCTTCAACCTCATCTTCATCCAGTTCTTGGTCCCTACGTGGGCCACGTGTTTTAAGTGGAAGCTCTTCCTGTTCAGGGTCCGAGCGCCGGGTGCGGCTACGCACCGGCTTTTCATCAACTTCATCCTCACCCGGATCACATGCCTTGCGACTACGGATAGTCTTTTCTTCAGATTCAGGATCATCCTCATCCCTACGGCCAGCCTGACCACCAAAGGTTGCAGCAATGTGGTCATAGTCATAGAAGTTCAACACGTCAGGCAATTGGTTCTCAGCAATGAAATCCAGCCATTCAGCTTCAAGCCCTTCATCCTCATGAATGTTTGAGGGCTTCAGCACCTTCATCTTGGAAGGGTCATACTTGGTCAACAGACCAGTACCCTCCTTGTAGAAACGCACGTCACGGCCATCAGACGGGCCATCAATGAAGATTACATCCTTGGTATCTTCATCAATGCACAAGTTGGACAGTGATTTGTCAAAGGTGAAAGGTGCGGCCCAAAGCAGTGGCCCTTCATCTTCATCCATGCGGTCAATGATCCAGTACAAAATGCGTTGTGACGGATTCAACGCCTTGGCCAGATCCTTATCACCTTCCTTCTGAGCATCACGACGTGCTTCTGCCAACGGATCAGCACCTTTGCCGTGCTTGCTCAAAGAGAGGTACGATTGATTGTCAGCGCCAATATTGAAATTGACAAAGATATCCAAGCCGTAGTGTTTAGCCTTTTCCCACGTAGGGGGCAGAATACGGATAACGTTTTTTCCATCCTTTGGTTTCCACTGCTTGAACTTGGGCTTGATGTAGGTGTCATAATTGCCACCTTTCATATTGGCCCGTTCCTTCAGTGTGTCCTTTGAACGCTTTTGATACTTGAACCCACGCTCTTCTTTAGGCATTTGTCACCTTTCTCATGTTAATCTCCTCCTCTGGCTGACCGTGCATTAGCTATGCGGTTGCGGTTTGCAGCATAGTGAGAAGCTTCTTGGGCTTTGGTAGGCTTAACGGATGCATCCTCATAATAGTTGGCAGAATATAATGAGACTAAATCTCTAAGCATGTAACTACGTTGTTGAAAGGCTTCTTTTAGAGCAAGTAATTTGTCTGATTTTGTTTTGGCATCTAAATATTCATCAAAGGCTTTTTCATGGTCAATGTGCGTCTGCACGTAATTTTTGACCATGGTCTCGGTGACCTTATCAAACTTCTTAGCCAGTGCTCGCCTGCCTTCATTATCCAAATCAGCATCAACCACCGCTAGATTTTCCTTAGCACCATCCTTGTCAGCCAAGGCGTCAGTCAGCATTTCACTGATGGTGTAGAATAGGACAGGTTGCCTGATAACCTCGTCATCAAGCACAGACTTATCGATAGCTAATTGCGCTTGAAGATCACTTATTGTTAGTGGCATCGGGCAACATGATCTCGATTTCAACATAGTGAGCCCGCTCAGTGGCGGGATCAAATGACCAAATAGGCTGCATGGCTTTAAACATCTCAAGTGATGTTTCGGCATCTGATCCGTGGATCATGTAGCCACCTTTGTCGTCGACAAGGACGACTGCTTTTACAGTCAGTGCTGGCATTTAAACATCCAATTTCAAAGCTAGGCCGATTGAATACATCAGGGGAGCTTGTTTGTCTGAAGTCAGGTATGGTTTAGAGAAAGCCTCAATAAGTGAGAGTAGTTGGATGGCTGTTTTGTCTGATTTAGTGCCCTTCAATACGGCTGCAAAATAATTCATCAGAACTATTCGAACACTTTCAGCTTCCTGACCCTCCAACCCCTTTAGATACTTCGTAGCTTCAGCCCAATTGTGTCCCTTACCTGATACGAGCCAACGCGCGAGGTCCACTATTTCTTTGGATTGGCCAGCATTGCGCATGATCTCACGCGCTTCATTTAGTGTTTTGCAGGAGAGACACTCCTCAAGATACACTAGGGCTTGACGTGGCGAGCCCCCACAATTTTCTACTATGGCCTCAATAATTTCGTCTGAAACGTCAAACTTTTCATCATCTGCCACATGCACTAACAGGTCAAGTATCAGCTCTTCCTTGACCGGCTTGAGGTCGTACCTGAGGCATCGGGTGATGATTGCCTTTGGCATCTTTGCCACTTCGGTAGTGCAAAATGCCCAGTAGACGTGTGCTGGTGGCTCCTCAATAGGCTTGAGCATGACATCCCACGCTGCCGCTGACAGCCTGTGAGCCTCATCCATGATGATGAATTTAGTAGGGCTCCCACCAATGGCCCTGTACAGTGTGCGGCTTACCAGCTCTTGGACGTCTTCCTTGCCTGACTTGGAAGCACCATTTACTTCTTCCAAGTTAATAACACTGCGCCCACTACCCCCAAACTCACCAGCAAGAATACGAGCAAGAGTTGTTTTTCCTGTACCGCTAGGCCCGGTGAAGATAAAAGCATGAGCACGTGCATCTTTGACTACCCTTTTCAAACTACGGACCACAGGGTCTTGGCCTAAGACGTCTTCAAACTTCTCAGGACGGTATTTAGTGTGAAGGGAACTCATAGGTCTTTGTCTCGTTCACCATCACGAAGTCTGTGAACTATTTCTTTAGGTGTCTCAGGATGTACATGCAATGCACGCATCCCTCGTAAATAGAAATTCCAACAACGTTTTCTGATTGTTTCATCAGGAAAATGAATGCCTGCAATAGCAAAGGCATGCCACAGATGTTGGAGGAAATGAACGTTATATTGATCAATTGATCCGTAGAAAGTATTAGTCGCTCCCTTCCATGGATCTTCAAAATCAGCACCAATTAGGACGGTTTGCATGAATGGATCATCACGCCATACAACACCTTTATCCATTGGCTTGCCTTCACGTCCTGAGACCATCACCAAAGCACGTAAAGCGCGGACAATTGGTTTTGCCACATCCTCTTTGGCAACTCCATCAGGCCCGCGAAGTGCGAGTATCAACACTCCTTGCTGCCTCAATGAGATATTCATTACCCAATCTTGGAGTACGCTAGGCATTAGAGATCCTTATGTGACCAGAACTTGCCAATTCCCTTTTCACTCATCTCAAGCCAGTTATAGCCTTTTGAACCGGTGACGGATAGAGGCACGTTGATGAACGGGTAAACAGGAGCCAACATGGTTTTGTAGATTCTTTCAACAGCCTCTTCTATGATCTTAGGATCATCAGGTATACTGAATGTGAGATCGTCGTGAATGTTCATTATTGGATGGAAATACCATTTGCCTGTAGACGAAGCGTAGCTAGACAGATCAACCATAGCCCTGCACACAATGTCGCAAGCAACACTCTGTATTGGATAATTAATCGCCTGCGGACGGGAGAGAGGATAATGACGCCTGCGCCCCGTCGGGCTTTCCACAAAACCTGTCTCATAGTAGTTGCTCACTAGACGTTTTTGCCATTGGTACACCCCGCTAAAGTCTTTCCAGAAATCATTAAACAGCTTCTCAATGACGTGCTTGGGTGCTTCCACTCCAGTAGCCGCACTGAGATATCCAGCAATGGATTCCTTAGCTGCACCAAAGAAGGCTGGAAACACCAATTTGTTTTTGATCAAGCCACGGAAGGTTTTCATCGTGGTCTTGTCATCGTACATATGGGAGCCACCTATGTAGGCAGGCCAGAGTTTGGCGGCACGTTGCGCCCACTCCATGTGCATATCATAATCTTCCCATAAAGCTTTGACAAAGGTTTTGTCTTTGGAGCACATAGCCCCCGTGCAACCTTCAAGCTGGCCGTAGTCAAATGCCAAAAGAACATGGCCTTTTTCAGCCACTACTTGTTCGCGAACCCATTTATCATTGCGTGACGGCCAGTTTTGTTGGTTCGGTTGATCGCTGGAAGTGCGTCCTGTTTCAGCAAACGTTGTGTTGAAGGATGGATGTATCTTGCCATCAGGCCAAATAACCGTGCCAGTCCCTAGTGTAAATTCATCCACATAAGTTGATTTCAATTTGCTGCGATTTCTGAAGGGCTCAAGGTCTTTGGCAAGTGGGTGGTTTATCTTGCTGAGAGTAGCCTTGTCACTTGATTCCTTACCTTCAGCATTAATCAGTAGCTTCCCAAACTTGGTGTGTTCTTTGAACAGCTTGATGACGTGAGGGCCGGAAGCTGGATTGAATTTCTCATAGTTCTTGATCTCAAAAGCTTTGACTTCAGGGAGCGATCGTATTCGTTCCTCAATGGGAGTGATTTCATCAGCAAGTTTTTTCGCAAACTTTTTGTTCGTGTCTTGATCAATGTTGATTCCCATATGTTGCATCAATGCCACAGTAGGTTGTCGTGGCTGTGCTTCACGGTAGGCTGCAAGGAGCCCTTCAATTTCCAACATAATCATCTGAAGCTTGAACAGACGCAGCGTGTATTTGGTGTCTGCACCGTTATAGATCAGGGTCTCGTCAAGGTCAGCTTTGTGCATATTCTTTTTGTCAAGCTTGAAGAGACTTTTGTAGCCGATGCCAAAGTTTTGTTTTACGAGGAAATCTAAAGCCTGATATGGGTTTGGTTGGAATTGCTCGTCATTGCCACCACGCTTTCCCCTACGTTCATCCAAAAAGTGAGACTGCATCATTGTGCATTCCCAAACATCGTGGAAGATTGAATTCCTCCCCAAAAGTGAAATCAGCCACTCAACTTCGAAAGGGGTGTTATGGGCTATCACTGTGGTTTGATCGGATAGGAGATCTTTCAGAGCTGCTTTTAGTTTTGTTTTCGCAATATCATCCCAGCCTGCTTTGTCATGATCCATGGCAAATGAGAAGTTGGTTTTGCCAAAGCTAATTGCGACTGTGAGAACCTTGGCACCCACCGCGTAAGGGCGCAGAGGCCACGTTTCCAAATCAATGGCCTTTTCAGGTGCCTTGCGGGCCTCACTGATAAGCGCCAAGACCTGCCCTAGTTGGGTACTGCTCTGCCCATTAAACGCTTGTATGCCTGCCCTAACGCTTTGGGGGGTATCAATTTCAGGGGGGTCTAATTCATCAGCTAGTTTGCTAGCGCGAGCTAGGTCAAACTTGAGGCAATGCCCTAGTTTTGATCTGAGGGGCTCACTTCCTTCATAAGCGTGTTCGATAATGAAAGATGGGTGGTAAGTTGGCATGAACCAGCAGGCATGTCCCCCCACTTTGACGGCGAAGAGTCGTCCACGCAAACCAACCATGTCACTTGACCCCAACATCCATTGAAGAGGTAACACCCCCAAACCGATGATAAGTCTCGGCTTTGATCTTTCAATAGATGTGGTGACAAGAGTTCGGCAGCATTCCATTGCGACCCACTGAGGCTGGTCTTTGTAGTGGTCGTAATCACGAATAACATTATCATAACTAAACCTATCAGCGCCCCGCAACAAGCTGCCAAGAAGTTTACCAGCCGGTCCTCCGAACGGTTGACCTTTTTCGTCACCGATTTCAGTAGGGGCGTCTCCAAGGACGTAGATTCCATTCTGTTCACCCAAGTCAGGCGGCATTTTTGGAGTGCAATTGTTGGCCTTATCCAAAGGGCACGCACGGCAACCTAATCGGTTGAACGTTTCCTTGGACGATTTTCCAGCCTTGGCTGGAGCTGACCCACGTTTAATTGGAGCAGCTTTTTTCTGAGTAAAAAAGAAAGACATTTATTGCTGTTGCCTGTTGTGATGCTGTTCACAGATACGTTTTGCCCGTGCAAAAGTTTTCACAGGTTTTTCGTACTGAATTAGGTAGTGCGTCTTTCCGTCAAGGTCTTTGAATGAGGCCGTAAACTGTTCATCTTCAAGAATTACATAGGTGCCAATTGCTGTTCTAGCACCCCACAATTTTTGATCAGACAAAGTCAGTGGTGGCAGCAGCTCTTCAAAGACCATAACTACCCCATATTGCTTACGAGCAACAAAGCCCCAATATCGTCATTCTCAAGCATGATACAATTGTCATGGATAGCTATTTTCCCACAGTAACCCAAAGCCCGTTGGAGGTGGCCAGCGTTGATGCTGGCTTCCACGTCGGGATGACCCTTCAACAACATACTATCCTTGATTTCCCCCATGTGAGTTTCCGTGTGCAATGACAGCTTGCCTTTGACTACAGAGGCCGTTGTCTTTTGACTTTCAGGGTCGGATAATACTCTTGCACGTGAAAGTGCCTCAACTAAGGCATCAGGCACATCTTGGACAGCAATTTTTGCCTTCACTGTCCTCTTTATCAGGTCATCAAAATCAATTGGTTCTTTTACTTCAAGAATGGTGCTGTAAACTGCCCACTCACCCATGCTGGCAAATATCCATTTATCATTGAATTGGATGCTGCCTTTGGTCATGCTCAGCACAGACCACAGTTTCAAAACGGCAGAGCAGAAGGGAGTCGGCATCAGAACACGGCTTTTGATGCCAGCCTTTAGTTGGACCCTTGTGATGGTGTCACCATTGCATGAGAACAGTTTGTCGCCGTTGAGGGTCACCCCTTGCAACGCAACCTGTGTCTCATCGCTGGATACTGTCTCAAGGCACATCGATAGGGCATTAGCAAAGCTCTCAGTAAAAGGCACTTTGAAATGCCAATCATCTTCAGGCACTTCAAAGATAAAGTCTTCCTCAGATTGAAACGGCAACTTGCTGATAGTTTTACCAAGCTTAATGGTTGCCGTATCCTGCTCAAGGTTGATTTCCATATCCTCAACTTGACTATTGGATAGCAAGCCCAACAACGTTGCCCCGTGGATGCCACAGCTCCACTCAAACTCTGATGGCCCAATAATGGCAATTGTCCCGTTGTGGGCCGACACCGCACCCTCAGTGAAGTTGAAACATTGGAAGATAGGAACTGTTCTATCCACAGCCAATGCAGGCTTTACCAGTTCAAGCGTTTTTACCAACTCTGCTCGATTCATTATAATTCTTTCATCCAAGCTCTGTGACGGGCTGCAAGTGTGATGCAGTTTTTCTTTTTGGCCTCTTCCCATGTTATCCCATATTTTTCAACCCACGGATTTAAAATTGCTTCAATTCCAGCTTTATAAAGTTTTCTCCTCCATGGAATTAGATATCCAAAAATGTTAAGATTCCTATAATATCTGTTTTCAATATAAAAATCCAAACCATACATACTGTTAGCCATCCAAATTTCCATATTTTCAGTTTTGTTTGCAAGACGAAATGGAAAATGACATCGCCAATTTCGTGGTCTGAATTTGAGGCTGACAAGCACCCTTGTCAGGTCGTAATTGAAGCGTTCTCGTTTAGCTTTCTGGCGTTCGAAAAATGAGTAGATTTTCGTGACGCGGCACGAGCTTGTGCCCCTTCCAAGCATTGCTTGCCCTCACTGCGGCTGACGCGAAGTTCTTAGATAGGATGATATTCTGCCAATAGATAAATCCAGCATCACGGAAATTCTCAACTGTGTCAGCCGGGAAATCAATTAGCTCTCCTTTCTTGTCTCTAAATAAACCTACAATAATACATACAAAAGAGCCCGGCTTCATCCTATGCTTGTGAGCATGTGCACATAGATACATAGAGGCATTAAACTCAGCATAACTGCCAAGATTCGATATGTCATCCTGTTGGTCTGAGTAGACTTCCAAATCAAAATAGGGAGGGCAAGTAATGGCGCAATCAAACATAGCATCAACATCAAGATAACGACCATCAGAATTAACATAGGTCGCTCCTTTCAATTTCAATTTCTTTAGTATGGCTTCATTTTCATCAATCTGCTCTTGACGGATTTCAAAGCCGACATATTCATGGCCCATAATACACGATACCAGCCCACGCGGTGGGCCACCAGCGAAAGCATCAAGAATCTTACTACCAATTGGACCTCCGTATCGCACAATGATCATTTCCATCAGTGGTGCGGGGAATACTGAGTGAGTGCCTGTGTAAACCGAGTTATGGTCAGCCCTGAAGCTTTGATCGCGAGCGCCGGTGTGGCCTGTTTCACCCGTCAGCCTGCGCCAATCACGGACACGACGTTTGATTATCTCATCTACCTGCCAGATGGTAGTGGTGGTGCTGAACCAATCCTTGCCCTGTGAAGGCCGGACATATGCCTGCTGCGGGGTAATGAGCAGAGGCCTGCTGGTCTTGAGTGTTTTTCCAGATACCTTGTCTATTGTTTTAAACAGCATATTTCACCGTGTCATACCAGATGCCACTCTCAAACACTCTATTGAGAGCCATGGTATTGCCTATTAATTTTTTATATTCTTTAACTGAGGTAGGGATTAACCCTGCCTTTAATGCTCGTTTTCGGACTGTGGGCTTCACTTTGTGAAGTAACACATAGTTCCGGAAGGTGGGATAACCACCCTCCGGATATTCAATTATGATCTTCACTTCTTGGCTTCAGCTTTTTCTTCATCACTGAAGGATACAGATTGTCCTGTGGCACCATAGACACCACGTTTGGAAGCCATGGCACTCATGGTGGCCCCCATGCTACGCATCGAGGAATTCACGTGCATCCCCTTTGCTGCACCATAGCCAGTAGCTTGTGCAGCATTGTCGAAGTTTGCACCCAAGAAAATCACCTGCCAATTCTTGGCACGCGCCCGGTCAAGGCGTTCCTTGATCTTGGCCACAGTGTATTCACTGGACGAGTTTTCCTGACCATCAGTCATGATGATGATGGCGACCTTATCGTATTGCTCACCGCCCGGTGCGCCCTTCTCAGCCAGATCAAGGAGCTTGCCGGTGGCATCATTCAAAGGTGTTCCACCACGCGGTGTTGCATCCTTGTCAGTGACTTCATGCCACGTAGAAGGCGTGATACGATCACGGATGATCTTGAATGGCTCATTGGAGTCAAACACAGCCAAGGTCACGCCGGTATCGACCTTGTCATCAGCCAACTTCTTGACGTAGCCGTTGATGGCACCAAGTGCTTCCTTCCACATTGTCCCTTCCATGGAGCCAGAGCGGTCAAGTAGGATAAAATCATGTTGCATTCTCATACTCCTGTTTAAGACACAAATGAGGCCAGCCCTAAGGCCAGCCTCATTTAGTTTTAGGCGCTGGCCGAAATGGCTGCTACCTCTTTTTCCGCTTTATGTGCGGCCGTCTTGGCTTTCAACGCAGCAATGCGTTGGGGCCTTGCTCTGTTGAGCAATTCAATTCTGTCCTCGTTGCCCTCATACCACTTTTTAGCATCAGCTAACCACTCAGCGAACTTTTGCATGGTTCCCTGAGTGTCATCCTCATCCTTGGTGAAACGCTCCACCATGGCCTCAATATCAGCCCATCGTGGTTCACTGCTGCCGTAACCTTTTAGGACACCATAGCAAATGATCTCCATCGCGGAGTATGGAATTCCCCGGAGAGCACCATATGCAAGGTGGGTGGTACGAGCTTCTATCTTAAGTTCATTTCTGTGACCACGGAGGGTCCAGAAAGCCTTTTCAGCATGAGCCACAGAGGCATACTTTGAGGCGTTGATGCGGCCCAGTTGGGCTCGCTTTTTCCACTTGCGTTCTTGACGCCTGATGTACGTCATTTCAGCCGCAAGGGACACGACCTTAACTTGTAGATGGGTTTTCATTTATATCTCCTAAGGGGTTTTGAACTTTATACGCTACTCTCCCTTAGGGAGGTGGCCCTCGTGGTAATCTAAGACATATTACTCTCCTTTCGTCTTCGAAAATAGATCATAGAGCATGATCATCACCTTGGTCATAACCCAAAAACCTACCATTAAAAACAGGAAGTTAAGACCCGTGTAATGTGGGAGGCTTTGAACTGAGCCTCCGCATCCACCATTTGAGCCGCACACGTAATACATGAACATTTAATGTATCCTTCAATGGGCTAGCTGGAGCCGGATGTGGGAGTTGAACCCACATCCTATGGATTTAGAGTTCCTAGGACCCAACCCGGACCCAGCTTACTTCTTTTTGGCTTTTGCCTTAGCCTTGTCATCAGAGTGGGTTATTCTGATAACAGATCCCTCCTTAACCATAGTGTGGCCGTTTTGAACCATCTTACCCAAGATATTGTAATAGGTTCCGCCAAGCGATTCTTTCACTTCCTTGGCAGTCGCACCCTTCTCAAACATGGCCAACGCTTGGGAGTTCTTGCTTCCCTCCATGCAGCCCCATTTGTCAACGACGACGTCCTCTTCGTCATCAAGCGATTTGGCTTTTGCTTTTGGTGGCTTCTTTGTTTCTACCTTTGCCTTTGCTGGGGCCTTTTCTTTGGCCTTTATTTTCTTGGCAGGCACAGCCTTTTTCTTGGCAGGCTTTACCTCAGGCGTCTCATCTTCAGGTTCATCATCAGAGTCAGTAGATGAGGTTTCCTCATCTTCATCAGAGATTTCATCCTCTTCATCTGCCTCAGATTCATCTTCAGTTTCATCCTCATATTCCTTAACACCACCAGCCTCGTCATCGTCAGCCTCTTCATCCTCAGGCTCATCTGCTTCCTCAGAAGCAACCACTTCATCAAAGTCAGGAAGTTCATCCTCTTTGGCATTGATGGCGGCTACCGCAGCATTGGTCCATTCAGCCGCTTCATCAGTCAGCTCGTCAAACTCCTCATTGGTGAGTTTCATTAGATCATTGACCAATGACCGCAGATAATCGTTTCGGTCTGTAAACTTCTTGCGAGGGGTCTTTCCCCCAATTGCCTTAATGATTTCACGTTCAACTGCGTGCATTTTGCCCTCGAATTATGTGCTGATTGGGTGGAAGTAAGTCTATCCAACTTGAACCTTCCACCCTCAAACTGTCAAGGCTTACCAGACAGTTTTTTAAGAAGTGCATTGCTCTTTGTCATGTTTGATCTAACATATGTCGCTTGCATTAGTGGGCCTAAGCGGGGGCCACGAGAATGCCAGCCAAACCCCATGATTGGTTCTGACATTTTCTCAAGATGAGAATAACGTAGCTCTCCGGGATCATCTATGCCAACTGGCAAATCTAATGTCTCAACATTTAGCCAAGAAGCCAGATCATTGGCTGGACCTTCAGCACCACGATCAAACAGGATGTAGGTCTCTTCGTATTTTTTGACTAAGCCCCGCAAGATAGCAATTTGGCTGATGGTCAACGAGGTGCCGAAAGTACATGTGGCACGATAATGCACCATATCTTGATTGGATACCAATGTGGGTGGCACGTGTGAAAGGCTGTAATTGTCTATCTTGATAGCATCAAACGGGCCTTCAACGATAAACAGCCGCTCACCACCTTTCTTGATTTGGTCATAGTTAAAGATAGTAGTTTTGACATCTTCGGACGAAGCCAAGTAACGTGGTGCGTTTTCAAGCGAGCCGATGGCACGGCTGGTCCACCCAAGAAGTTCCTTGTTGTGCCTGACTGGGATAATTATCCGATCCTTGTATCGGCCCGTCAAAACACAACGCAAGCCATACCTCTCAATTATTTCTTGGGGGTTGTCATATCCACGGCTCACCAAATAGGTGAAAAACCGTTTGGTTATTCCACGCGGTTTTATTTCGTAGAAGTCCTTATATTGAGGTTCAAGTGGCTGGTTGAATTCTTTTCGTTCTTCAGGTGCGCTATCCGTAAGTGCGGCCAAGGCTGCCTCCAGTGTGTCTGGATCACTATGACTGTACTGTTTGACGATAAGCTGTGCTTGTGATGCCGAGCAGCCTAATATATGACGTATTAATGATCGAGCGGCTAGGCCCCTGTGACTGCCATCGCGATGGCAGCCCCATTTCCCATTTGTAAGGTTGATGCCTAAATGCTCTGACGGATCTTCATCACCACACATGGGGCATTGGATAGAGACTTCACCACGTTTTGTATTGGGGCCTCTATCAACGAAGTGAATATTATTCTCTTCTAAGAACCTGCGCCAGTCCATCTCGAAGCCTTTGAGTGTGGTAACGAGCCAATGATTGTTGGCGATGTTTCATTCGAAATTGTTCATTATTGTGACGTTTTGTAGTGAGCCTTTCACTTCGACATATTTTACATGCGCGTGATTTGTGGCCGTTCTTAGTCGTGACGAAATAGGTGGTGCTTTCGCGCCACCTATGTCCGTGTTTGCAATGCGTCTTATCCACGACGCACCTTTGCATTTTGCTTAAAAGCCACACCTAAGAAGCCAGCAGGCTGCTTCCTTTCATCACCATCATCGTTCATATCAAATGCTTCCTTCATTTTATCTAGACGATCAAACACCTCTTCTTCAGGCTGTTTGAAACATTGGGTGGCAATACATACTTCCCGCAAGTGCGCTACACTGTAGCCCTCTGTGGCATCCACCCATCGTTCAATGGTTTCTTTTGAAAGGCCGGGCTCTTTGGCCTTGAAGTAGACAAGACGTGCTTCAGGAGAGGGCATTCCCACCTTCATGATGGTGTCAAAGCGGCTGGGACGGTCAATAAAGCGCCTATCCAGCATGTGTGGATAATTGGTGGTGGCAACATGGACCACGTTGTTAATTTGGAATTCACCATCAAGAAGTGCCAATAAGTGATGGTCACCATTTTCTTGAATGATGGCGTCAATGTCTTCCATCACCGTAATCATGGGCCGCGTTGGCTCAATCTTGCGGATCATGCTCAGACACCAGACAGCTATTTGCGGGTTCTCTACAAACACCACAATGCCATCATTATCCTTAACCAGTTTTTGGGTCATCTGCCACACAGCAGAAGTTTTGCCACTACCCGGAGGACCCCACATGAGCATTCCACGTTTGAAGGTAAAACCACGTGCATCAAAAGCAGGACGAAGTTTCCAAAACTGGTCAAATTCATTCAGAAGAATTTCTGTTGAACTATCAGGCAGCGACAACAGATTATCAATCTGAATTTTCATCTTTTCAATGTATGGACCAGTATTGGACATGCCACAGCGGTAGGCACCTGCTGGCACCAAGTCCACAACGTCACTTACTGGAAAATAAGAATTGCCGGTCTGTGCCCAACAAGAGGCCGCAGCCATGTTCTTGGCCCAGTCATGTTGACCGCTGGCTGCTGCTCCTTCAATTGAAGAAGGATGGTGACGTGGTGGTTGTTGTGCGCGAACAGTAACTTCTTCACGTACTGCATCAATGAAATCACTCAGGTTGTCTTTTGCCACTAAACTTCTCCGTGCCCTTCAAGAGCTGTTCTAACAGGTTCTTGCCCTGTGTGTTTGCATAGTAAATTCGTTCATCAACCGTTCCTTCCATGAAGGGGTCTATGTAATAGACTGGCTGTGTTTGCCCCGGCCTCCAGATACGACGTTCCCCCTGTTGACGATTAATAGGCGAGTCAGGTTGCTCAAAAAAGAACATATAGTTGGCGTGTTGCAGGTTCAAGGAATTTGAACCTGATTGATCGTTTAAAACCAGAACAATGCACTTTGGATCATCTCTGAACTTCTTCAATTCACCGATGACGTCTTTTTGACCTGACCATATACGTGCATGTTTGATTTTAAGCTTAGAAAGCCGTTCACTGATAAGTCCGTTAGTGTGAATGAAGTGATGAAATACGACCATCTTGCGGCCATACGGCATGGCGTCTATTTTTTCTTCAAGTAAATCCAATTTAGGATTGGTGTCAAACGACACCTTTACCTTGGCATTGCTCTCACCATTAACCGTCATGAAGCCGGAAGCTAACTGTCGTAATTGAAGGTAAGAAGCTTCTGCGGCTCGTGTCCTATCACCACTTTGACTTTTAATTGCGGCAATAAATTGAGCGGCAGCAACCGAGACATACCCTTCCATGGCTGTGGGCAATGGCAGCTTGGCCTTGATATAACGCCGCTCCGGCAAGTCATGCATCTCAGATGCTTCGTAATGAATGCTGTTGTGCTTGATTAATTTTCGCAGCAGTGGCATCTTTTTCTTATCAAATTTGTACTCTTTGAATTTGGTGAAAAAGTTTATTTTCTCCTCAAAGAATGCAGCTTGGAACAATCCTTTAGTTTCACCAATGGATTCTCCAAAATCAATCAGATAAAACTGTGCCCAAATGTCCTCAACATTTTTACCAAAAGGTGTTCCGGACAAACCGATACCATATTCACATTCATTGCTGATGGCACGACACATCCTGTAGGTCAGGCTGCTCACATTGGAGCATTTGTGAATCTCATCCGCCACAAAAGTATCAAAGCCAGCAAACACCTTGCGTGTGTTCTTTGGATCAATTGTCCATGCCTTTTTCTTGCGTTTGGCTACAGGCATATCCTCTGCCAGCATGGCAACGGCACTAGCGTAACAGATCACATAGACGTCACTGGTACTTTCCTCGAGGTGACGAAGGTTTTGAATGGTGGAACCAATTAGTGGTGTGAGGCTTAGAGCTGGACTGTACTTCTTGCATTCTTCAATCCATGTATCTACAGCCGTCACATAAGGCACAAAGATAATAGCCTTTGGTTTCTGCCCCAACATCTTGCGGTGTAGGATAGAAAATAAAGTGATCAGGGTTTTTCCCCCACCCATATCGATGTGAAGCATGAACCGCTTCAGTGTTGTGCAGAGCAAGAAACAGACGAGTTGATGGTCCCAAAGTTTTTCAAAGTTTGGAACGTTTTTCAGTTCTGAACGAAGCTCTTTGGCTAAAACCACTCGCTTTAGCTTTTTCATCCAATCATGATTGTCAGGCTTGCGCTCAAGAAGTGCGTTGACAGCTTGCTTAGCGATCAGGCCCATATCAGGCTAGGAACATCAATAATGGCAGACACAACCAGAACCAATTCCCATTGCCAGTATGAAATCCCATGACTGCCCCAATCCCAATGGATACAACCATGCTTACCACCAAAGCATTCATGCGCCATCTCAACAACATGGAATGCAACCTTTTGTTCATCTGTGAATTATCCGGCATAACTTAACGTGTCTGGAGACACAATCATGGCTGGGATCATTATAGGCTTTTTTGAGATGGCACTCTACTGTGCCATCATCATCTTCATAGCGTACCTGTTTGTGTGGGGCCTTCAATTCTTTCTTGGGATTACTATTGATGGCAACGTACTAAAGTGGGGGCGCGTAATTGTAGGATTGCTTTGCTTCTTGGCGTTCCTCACTTGGCTCTTTTCAGTATTGGGCCTTGGAGGTGGTTTTCCACACTTCTTTCCACACGGATATCTATCGCGCTAAGTCTCAGATAGGCCCATTGCCGTCAATACCACCACCACCGCCTAGAATTTGTCGCAACTGCTAGTGTGGTTTAACCAGCTTGGATCGCGGTCCTTTTCCAAGCTGACCATTTTCATGGGCTTGGATCATGGTGTTGTATAAGTGAGGGGGTGGCATGACGAACTTGCCAGCGTCCTGAATGGTGAGTTGATTGCCATCCCTGAACACACAAATGACGATGCAAGCCTCAGCGCCTACACGTCGTGCTACCCGTTCAGACTCACGTGTCATCTTGAGCATCAGCTCGGCCTTATCGCGTGCCGTCATTTTTGGCTTCGGTGCTTCTTCAGTCATGCTAACCTCAAGGCTAGAGCTGGGATTTCAGCATCATTAAGCCTGTCTGACCCATACATAATCCATATGCAACGGCAATTTTCCCCATTGATGGAAATAATCACCATCCTTGGTGAACCAGACTTCAGGTAAACCCTGTCACCCGCTTTGAATTTATTCCCTGTTTCAGTCATTTGTAATCTTTCCTCAACCTTGCCAGCTCTTTTTGAGCTATTTTTACTTCTTTTTTTCCAATACCGGCATACTTCCGTTTGGCTCTGAGTTGTCGCAATTCATGCAACCACCAATGCCGTAAATCCATGTACTCCTTGGGGCGCTTACATTCGGACGGAATCAGTATAACTGAACGCATCCGCAACTTTAGTCTGACCCGTTTCATGGTTCCTCAGCTTCGCCATCACGACCTACCTCTGGTATGTTTGGCCAATAACTTGCCCCAGTCATCAAGATAGAATCCACGGCGAATATACCCATCGCATAGTTTTGTGAGACGCAGAGAGTTATCTGGTCCTCGTCATTGCGTCCACCTGATACGAACAAGCGCGCCAACCCCATCTTGTGCTCAGCAACTGTCTGATTGTAGGTGATGATGCAATCCGCATGGGCCACCTTGCTGTAAGCCTCAGCAACGCTATCTGACCCTACATGCTTAGCCTTGGCATTGGCCCGATTACTCTGGCTGACAACGGCCACAGCCATGTTCCGGGTAACCCCCATACCACGCAGTTCCTTATAAATTTCGTCAATACTGAGGCGGTAATTGTTCTTGTCAATTTTCATAAGATCAGGATAGTCAATAATAAGAAGATCAGGTATAAATCTTTCATTACTCTCAAGACCGTCCAAATAGGCTTCTAACTGCCTTACTGTAAGTGAGCCGGTTGGGAACTGTTTGACAATTACATTGTCCAGTAAGCGGGGGCCAAATTTAGAAATACGATGTTCAAGCTTTGCCCTGATCTTGGGGTCGTCCATTGACAGCTTGGGCACCATTTCCTTTTCGTTAAACCCAACCAATCGGCCCAATTGGTCACGGTCAAATTTGGTAATTATCTTTTTTTCTTTACGTTTAGATAGTGCAAACAACGCTTGCATATATCTCTGTGCCGACCTTTCCTCAGACATTTCAAGTGAAATGTGACACACACGGAGCCTGTGAACCATCGCCATTTTGGCCAACTGGATCAACATCCATGTTTTACCACGCTTTGCGGCTGCTATGTATAGCCATAGTTCTTTTCTGGTCGGTCCAAACCCACGTTTATCAAATTCGGGTATGCCAGTTGGAAAACAGTTCACTTGCTGATCAAGGAAATCTAGAACACGGTCTTTATTGCTTAGCCGGAGGCCGGAATCGAAAACCGATAGTTGTTGATTCTTTGTCCCTGCAAGCAGGGCCATTGCCTCATCGAGAGACTCATCCGTATCCTTTTGCAGAGCTTTGGCTAGGTCTATCGCTATAGAGCGCATTGATTGCCGTGTGATGAATTTCTCAAGTTGAGACATCACATAATCAGTGTTGATGCCGTCATGCAGGTCTTTGATGCCTAAGAGAATATCCTCGTATAGGCCAGCCTCACGTTTGTTCTTTTCATCAAGCTTGTCAGCCAACAGGTCAGCAATGTGATCCTTGGGAGCCTTTTTGTATCGATCTATGTACTCATAGATGCGTCGTGCTATCAGCGCGTATGGACCACCCCAAAACTCTGGCTCAATGACGTTGCGTATGAGCACACAATTCTTGTCGTCATATGCCAATAAAGTCACGAAGTTTTCTTGTAGCGCCGAGAGGCTTACAGCCATGTGATACCCTTGTGATGCTAAAATGGTCTGGATGGTTGGACTTGAACCAACGGCCCCCGCATTCCAAGTGCGGTACTCTACCTGACTGAGCTACATCCAGCTATTTAACTGCGCCCTTTAATACTGTCAGGTCGTTTCCGCAACTCTACCAACTTCTCAATGTCATAGTGTGAGTCAAATACGGCGACATCCCGGTAGGTGAATTTCTCCCGTGCCTCATGCTCAAGTGCGGTGAGGACCGCTTTGAATGCAGTTTGGACAATTTCGCCATCAGTCATGTGGATTGACAAATTCCATTTACGGGACTTCCATCTGATATCAGCATCTGTCACGTTACATTTGTCATTACATTCTATTTGCATGTAATAGTTGCCGTTGACGACACCGACTACAAAATAGAAGTTCGGGAAATCAACTCGTGTCAGGACATCACTAAAATGAGATATGTTAGTCTGTTCGTCTTGTAATTTGCTCATGGTAATTTTCCTTACACAGGACGTAAGTCCCTTTGCATGCTGCACAAGTGAAAACAGTATGGCCGTAAACGTCTACTGCCCCTTTATCCCAACTGTGGAAACCAGCATCACATGCCGAATTTCTTAAGAATGAACGGTCCCAAACCAGACTCAATGTAGTTAGGGAACGCTTGATCAAAGATGCGAGGTATTTGGCCAAGGTTGCTCACCATAGTTCCCATGTTGGTTGGAACACTACGCTTTAACAGATCTTGGGAGAGGAGTTCAAACAGCATACGGAGCAGGGCCATTTGCCCTACTTTGTTTTTGTCCCAACCCGGCAGCTTGCTGTCAAACCATTTGCCGAGGGGTAGTACCTTGGCATCAAATGCCCGCCCCCACTTGCTTGCCGCAAACGTGGCATAGGGCACAGGTGACGCTAAGGCCGCCCCTAGTGCCTCATAAACTGTTGCCCCTAGTTGGGTGGCGGGCTGGCCAATAGCCCCTGTACGGCCTTTGCAAAGGTGGCTGGCTACGGAGGCAATGACGGCCTGATCTTCATGGGATAGGCCCGGCAACGCCGCTAGGATTTGATCTTTGGTCACAGGCTTTGGCTCTGTGGTGCGAAGACTATTTTCTCCGGTGGCTCACGCTTCCTGATCTGCCATGACAAAGCATAGTTGAAAAAGAGTATGTTCAGCATACAGGAAATTGCACTGAAGTATTGTCCACTTGCTGTTTCAACAATGGCTATTGCCAGAAAAGACACACATATCACAATTCGCATTACTGAGGATGACCAACTGCGTGCGATGGCATTGTATATTTCGTATTTTTCGGAGTTTTGCAACACACAGCGGAAGATGCAATTGGCTCCATTGAGCCCAATATTGAACATGGTCAGACCAGTGAATGCTTTGTCATCTAAATTATCAAACATCTCACCTGCGAGGAATGCAGTGACTGCGACGGTCCCTGCATACACCCCCGTCCTGTCAAATAACCACAAGTAAGAATCTTGTGTGCGTTTCAGGATAAATTCATCCCATTGTTTTATTTTTTCCATTTGTCCAACTTCCCTTTGGTGAACTTGTTGAGGGTCATGTGGGCGCAGACTCGCGCTTGCCGCAGTCTTTTGCCACTTTGGCACCACTCCCGGCGTCCGATTTCCCTTGCGAGGTGAGGGCGGCGCGAATGTCGTGGACGGCACGGTGGATTTTCTGAGAAATGATTTTGTAGTGCTGGTTCTTGGTGTCGTTGCCGAGCGCGTAAAGATCGGCGAGCCCCTTCGTGATCACGTCGTCCCCCACCACATAGGCCGACGTATCGGCGGGGGTGGCGAGTGGCGTTCCGGTGTTTTGACATGCGCCACTTCCCCAACACCAGCCGGTGTTTGGGCACTTTTCGCAAGCCTCATGGATTGGCTTCACCCCCGCCGTTTCCGCTGCTGGCGGGGAGGCGAGCGCTGCAATCATCCGGTCAAACGACGCGTCAATGTCGCGCCGAATTGATCCGACTGAATTGTTCATCCAGTATGATCGCTCAGCTTCTATCGCCTTTTCCACCTCTCCCCTTCCTGCGGTGGACGCAGAGGCGGAGTGGCGGAGGGCGGTTACGATCATGCCCCATTTATCGCCACTGATTATCGCGTCACCGGTATGAGATACCGCAAGTTCGATGCTGTCGGCCAGCTTCAGCAACTCGGGTGGGGTGGGGATCGTCATAGCTTAAAATTCCTTTTGTGTGCATTTCACCATGTTTTTCTCCTACGGAGCCAAACGCTCAATTCTGCGTTGGACTTTGCGCCAGAACTTCTTGTCCTTCTTGCCTGATGTCATCACCAAGGCGCGGCCAGACTTGACCGCCTTCCGGATCACATTAGAGACTGCCGAGAAATCGTGCCAGCGGCCCCAGCTCAAAGTCTCGGTGCGGTCACGCATGTCCCCGGTGATGCGCCAAGCGTTGCCTCTGTTGTGCCAATTTGGTTTGGCACCTGTCCTTATTCTTATCGGAACTGGTTTGCTCATTTCATGAGTCCTTTGTAAGTGGTGGGGGTGGAGAGATTCGAACTCCCGATGGCGGCATCAAAAGCCGCAGTCTTGGACCAACTAGACGACACCCCTAAAACTTAATCTTGAGTTGGTGTTTTTTCACTCAATTCAGCGATCCGCCTTATATCACTGTTTGATACGTTCCCATAAGTCCACGGCAACACCCATTTTTGGAACTGAGCGTAGCTGTCAGCGTGATTAGAGACAGCCCCTTTTACAAAGGTATATTTACGTTTCCCTGCTTCCTCATATAACTGGAAGTATGAAGGTATCCAAGGATGACCCCCACGTTTGGACCATACGACAACAGTGGCTACCCACTTCTGGCTTTTGAACTCCTTGAGTGCCTCCTTGCGAGCCAGCCTAGCACGTCGCCATGCCCGGAAGTCACCAAGCAAACACGACCACCATGGCACTTTGAAGTCACTGGCTTTCGGTGTGTGCGGACTCAATTTGGTTTGATTCTTTGATCGCTTCTTCATTAGCCCATTTCCTGAACTTGATGATCCTCTGTTTGGCACGGTAAAGGCGGGATTTGACAGTGCCTACTGGCACGCCAAAGTGAAATACCAATTCGTCATAGGTCATGCGTGGTGTGACTTCAGAATTCAGCAATAGATCGTATTGGTTCTGACTCAATTTCTTAAGTTTGTTCAGATGTGGGCCATCAGCATCCGTTAATTTGAACGGCTCAGGTTTAGTTTTCACAGAGTGTTCCTTCCACGGGCTATGTTGATTAACATGTTGCGCACTCCAAATATTTTTTCAAGTTTGAAGATGTCATGAAGTGCGATGCGTTGCCTCCCAGCCTCTATGTTGGCAAGTGCCGGGCGGCTCATTTTGGCTTTCTTAGCAAGGTCCTCCTGTCTCATACCTATTTCAAGTCTTGATTCCTTGATCGCTTTCCCCAACCTCTTGTAACATTGTTCCATTTTCTTTATCCTTTGCTCTCATAGCAGCAAGCATGGTTTGCCAATTGTCACCTGACAATGCTTGTAATCTTGCTCTTTGTTCTTTTGATAGAGCTTGCTTTTCATGGGCTCCTGTCCCTATGACTTCATCTACAATCTTCAGGACAGCGCCTGGCTTGTTTGTGTCCTTTAATTGCATTAACAGATTTTTGACTGCTGGAAAGAAAATTTCTGTAAATTCTTTATCTGTCATGTTTAACCTTCAACATACGTTTGATTGTTTCAGAGTGCGGACCTGCCAACGCCTTGAGCAGTTGTCTTTGTTTCTCAGTCAATGATTGTTCTTGAAGACGGATGTCAGGGTCCAAACCAATAAGCAGTTTCAGTGGTTTGATATGTCCACTTCCGTTCCCAAAGCATTTACGTTTTGCGGGGAACCACAATTCAAGATCTTCTACTGACCAACGTTTCATCCGTTTCATCATAGCTTCAATCCATGTCTGGCCCTGTAGGCCATGTGGATGGCATGGCCATGCTCACCATTGAACCTTTTCAAGAAAGTATCAAAGTTTTTAGGGAACCAATGGCTGCCAATCAGAAAAGATTTGTTTCCACGTAAAGTCTCATGGATGAGTATTCGGTCAGACTTGACCCTCACGTTGTGCAACTTGCATAGGTATGTGGCTGTATGGAAATTTTCAGCATACTTGATTGAAGAAGTAATAATCAGATTGACCTTGCCCTTACGCCATGCGTCGAAATCACCGACTATAAACAAGTTACTATAATCCTTGATTTCAGACTTCTTGTATCCATTCCTTATCAAGGTTAGCCCAGTCTGCACACAATCCTCAGTGTAGACCAAGAAATCAATATCCGTGAACATGGGCGGGGGTGAGCATACATACCGTGATCCGGCAGGGTGGATGGATGCATCTGGCAGGAGCCGTCTCAACTCATTCAACCGAGGCTTTATCGTAAGGTGGTAAGCCAATTTCTGTAACAAGCCCATTTCTGATCTCCATCATACGCTTGATCGTTGCCCCGTGCGGGCCAACCAGAGCTATAAGTTTGCTTTTTAGTTCGTCAGTCAGCTTTTGCTCCATGGTTGACATGTCAGGGTTCATACCAAGAAATATCCTAAGCTCCCTAGCCCTCACCAAAGGCCCCCTCTTGGTTTCCCAACTGTACAAGGCAGGGCCAAACAAACCACTGTCCCTAACAGGCTTCCAATACTTGTTGAACTCGTCACTGGTCATTTGCCACCTGCTTGATCAAGATGATTTTGAGGAACACTTCAGCATGTGGACCTGCCAAACCAATCAATTGTGCCCTCAATTTGTCATCCAGTTCCATATTATTGGCATCAATAAAGGGATCACGGCCAAGAAGGCTTTTAATGGCTCTAGCCCTAGAAGGCATATTGTGGCGGTCGAACATGTTACGAAACAGCACACCATCCCGTACAGGCCGCCAATAACGCTCAATTTCGTCCTTAGTCATCAGAACCCTCCCTTGCTTCTATAGCCTTAAGAAGTGTCATCAGGTGTGGGCTATCGTGGAAGTCACGCATCACTTCTAGCTTCTTGGCTGCTACCTCAGAAGTCTTGATGTATTGAACAAAGGTGAAAGGTTTCCTCCTCTTGATACTGATTTGAAAACGTTTCCACTGCCCCTTGGTAATTCCAGCCGTTTTCCTCAGTTTTTGCTGTTCTTCACGATGGGATTTGTGTGTATAGGAAATACCTCCTACTAAGCCTATCGTAGCTTCATTCAAGAGACTTCTATCTATCTTAGGCATGAGGAAGCTTCCTTCTACGCTTCTTATTGTAGTCTATAAATTGTCTAATTTAATGGTTTAGGCATAGTTCCGCTTTCCGCAATGTCGGGTATAGCTGCCTATACCATGCGGTTGCGACGGTTATATAGCACGTACTTCCATGGATACATTTTAACGTGTGCCGCACGGTCGGGCTAGAAGCTAACCTTCTAGTGTATATTGCCTCTACTCACGTAGATGCTTCCCTTAGAAGTCCATGGTATGGATCAGCCCAATAACCTGCAACTGACCCGGTACGGAAAGTCCCTGCCTCTGTACCCGTAGAAGTGTTTCACGCTTCCTTGGATAGCTTTGCGCGAGCAAAAGATACCCGTGCTCCGTCTTCAGGTGGTTTGTTGATGGAGGACTCAATCGGCCTAAGGCCGGGTCTAGCAAGCTTGCCGATTTGACCTCTGGCGGGTTTTGGCTTATCTAGGCCTCTGCCCTGCCGGGCTTTTCCAGTTCCTTGCTGTCATCAAGATCTGGATCGGAGCCGCTCCTGCTGAATACAGGGCGGCTCCACTTTTATACGCCGGGGGCAGCCCCAGATGTCAAGTGCCTGCCTAACCTGCGAACCGGGCCATGTTTTATCTCATAAGCCTTCAACAATGTTTTGAAGTGCGGGCTTTGAAGCATTCTGTACTTCGGCACCGCATGTGCGTCAATCATCACCTTGTTACTGTTGATGTCCGAATAGTAAACAGCCCAAACATCGTGTCCCGTAAATTCATCTAATCCATTATCAAAGGTTGGCCGATTACAAAATTTCTTTTTAATTTTTAAAAATCTATCCCAATTGAGACAGGCTCTGAGCCATTCATCATAAGGCATTTCAACCTTGCTCATTTATTCCTCTTTTTGGTCCACGTGTTGGCAGGTACCTCACTGATGCCATCGCCAAGATCATACAGGAAGACGGTAACCATGAAATCCATCTTATAAGCAGTCAGCATTGCCAGCGACACGCTTATATCAGCGAATTCTTGATAACCAACCTCCTCACCTTTTCCCTGTTCAGCCTGATCGGCACCTGTACAGGAATTGTCATGCCATGTTGGTTCCATGATGGCCGTGACATTTTTCCATACGTAGGGCTTCTTGCGTCTATCAATCACGTTTCCGATCATTTTTTAACTCCCATGCTTTCAAGATAGTTTTCCAGTATGGCCCAGCCAACATGTTAAAACGTTGCTCCACCTCTTTAGAGGGCACACCTACAATTTTTTTACTATTATCTGTAAACACAAGCGATTCAATCCTACAACCTACGTATTCAAATACGTTGTATCGCGACATATCTGGATAGTGACATTCCCAATTTTCTATCGCAACGACAAAAGTCGTGTATAGGATTTTGCAGTCACACATAGGCCATTGTGTTGGTTTCATGGTTTCACCAGTTGGAAAATTGACTAAAGAAAAACTGGGGATGATTGCTCATCCCCAGTATCCCTTAACCGCCTAGAAATATCAGGCGGTCACTTCTTCATCGGAATCGCTGAGGTCGTCAACGGCATCACCGTCATCCTCACCTTCATCCGAGTCAGCCTGACCATCGAAATCCATCAAGCTCTTGATGAACTCGTCGTCGTTCGCCTTGCCCATGGTCAGTTCGCCCGACATGATGTCAGTCAGGGCACCGGCCAACGCCGAGCCGCCACGATTGAGGTTATCCACGCAATCATCGAGGTCGGCTTTTTCCTGATCGTTGATCAGGCCAGCCCGGTGCAGATCGCCGGTGTGAATGTGCTTCGCTTCGTCATAGCCGTTCGCCTCGGTCAGGCGAGCAGCGATGTGTGGGCGGTGCTTTGCAATGGTTGCCTTGAGGAGCTTTGACATGTGGTCTTTTCCTTTTGTGAGCATACCGATACAGGAAGGTCCTGCTCACAACCCTCCTGTTGAAGCGTAATGCTTCTCACTGAGGCTGATTAAAGCCTCAGGACAGAAACATTATCTGATCTGCTGATATAGAAGGATGTTTCCAATTGTGATTCCAATAAAGATGTCAAATAAGGCAGCAATCATGAACCACAACATGATTTGCAATGCTCGTTTATCATTACTCATAGATAGACCCTTTCTGCCCCGGCTCATTGGAGCCTGTGCACGCAAGATTGTGATTAGTTGCTTTGGGGCAACGTTTGTTCCCGCAGTTGCGACACACCACCATGTGAACGGCAAGCTCGTTGCGCTCTTTGATACATTTGTGACAACCACATGCACCATTTGTGAGGGAAGCAAATGTACGTTCTTGCTTTTGCTGCATTTTCTTTAGACAGTCCAAGGCAACCTCCTATTAGGATTAATACTTTTGTGGTAGTTGAGAGTTCTCCAAAAGGAGGACCCCATTATGTGGGATTGGTTCCAACGGAAGCGACGAGGGCACATCCTTCGCCGCATCGAACGAAAGGTGAATTGGCTCATGTCCAGTTTTGATGACCTTGCGGCAGCGCAAGCAGATACGCTTACCAAAGTGGCGGCAGTGAAGACTGACGTCGAAACTTTGCTTGCCCAGATCAAAAACATTCCGCCTGCTGGCTTAACGCCAGAGCAACAGGCAGCGTTGGATCAGGCTGTGACCACTGCACAGAGCATCAATACTGCGCTCTCTGCGGTAGACACGGAGGTTCATCCTCCAGCGGCCTAATGCACAAAAATGGCCACTGAGGAAACAGGAGGAGAATCCCAAACCTCAGTGGCCACCTTCTGCTGCACTTATAATGGTGAAAGGACCGAACCCATCATAAATGCGCGAACCGACGCCTTGGTAGGTTTCACTGTGAAGTCAAACCCGGAGGGCCAACAGTGACCACAGAACCTACCCTTGATTTATTCACCCGTTGACGTCGCGCGGCTGTAACTGATCTCACCGTCACTGCGGCCTCGGGTCCAAACTATGCGTAAACTTTTGACACCGCAACAGGAAATCAAAAGTCTTTGGATTTGAACGCTCTTGATGCGGCCTTTTCAGCCAGTTCCTCATATGAATAGGGCCCAATCAATTGGCCCACTGGTTCATCATCTTCATCAATGAACTGGTAGTAATATCCAAGCATTTGGTCCCCGTCTTCATCAAAGAAAGGCATTTCAGAGGGGACAAACTCATGGATAAGGGCATTGCATACCGCCATCATGTTTCCTTCATTTTACAGCCTTTACCAAGGCTGACTGTTGGCCGACGACGGCGTATATCAAATACCTCCCACCGCCTACGGCTATTTTAGTTTTGGCAAGCGCCTCAACTTCCGCAAGGGATTTACATTCATCCCTCGTATAATGCCCGACACCGTCTTTCTTGACGAGAGTAAAGTAGTCGGCATGTTCACAGAACCAATCGTCCCTTTCTTGATACGTTTTGAAGTCTGGCATCAGCTTCCCTCCTTTTGATTAACAGTGCTTGATAAATTGCCCAACCATGCGGACCGGCGATTGCTTTGCACTTTGTAAGATGCGGCTTGAGTAAGTCGATCCATAACCCATACTGACTGTTTATTTCAGGAATTTCACCGCTGAATAGCCAGCATAAGTATGGTTTTCCTCTCGCTCTTCTATAATTAGGCACGACGCGACCTTGATCATACCAGTGCTTGAGTGTGCTACAGGCATCTTCAATTATGTCAGTGAATGTTTCCATGTTCAGCTCCTGAAAATTGACAAACGAAAGCCCCCTCACCAGCATCACTTGGCGAGGGGGCAGATTAGTTCAGGTGCTCGGGAGGCTAAACCTAAACTAATTACTTCTTCATCTTCAGGAAATAACGTGTGACCGAACGTTGGCCTTCACGCTCCTCCTTAACACGCTTGACCTCATGGCCAGCTTCTTCAAGGCCATTGAGGACGTTCAGTTGGACCGAACCAACCGCTTCCTTGACCTCTTCAAGAGTAGCACCCGCTTTGGCGGCATAGAGCGCCACAGCTTGAGACTTGGCGCTGCCTTCACGGAAGCCCCATGCGTCCTTCTTCACTCCCTCGGCCTTTGGCTTGGCAACCTTGGGCTTTTCTGACCCTTTAGCGGCCTTTACCGTGGCCTTGGGTGCGGCCTTGGCCTTGGCCGCTACCTTGACCGCCTTTGCCACCTTAGGCTTGCCAGCGGCCTTTACAGGCGGTTTAGCCGCCCCATTTGCCTTGACCAGTGCCTTTGCCTTTGCCTTGGCCTTTGGGGCCGTCTCTTCCATTGCTTCACTCATGTACATAAACTCTGCTTTGTTGTTGGCATCCCGTTTAAGGAAAGTGGGGATGTCAAGGGGTTCAGGCACTGTGCCCATTACTAGGTTCCCTTTCCTCAGATTACAGAGCTAAAGAACTGGAACCGCTAAGTCAAGCGGGATTCCAATTCATTTAGAGGTTTTTGGTTTCAAACTATTTTGGATTACTTTACTTCGTTGAGAATTGGCTCACCTTTGGCCAAAATCTCTCGAGCACCCTCAAGTCCGCCCTCTACACCTTCACCACAAAGCGTGCAATTAGGTTCTGCAATGCCTTGCTCCACTTGATCCTTGAGGCATTCAAAGACCTCAAGCCCATCATCTGTGCCGGGCAAGATATCATTGCATATGGGACATTTACGACAATAATTCATGTCTTTTGTTGACATGTTTCTCCCCCCTGTTGAAGTGTAGTGCTTCCCGGAGGGCTGACCTAAGCCAGCCCTCGAAGCTGCACTCGTTACTTTTTCAGCTTCTGACGACCTTCAGATGTAAGGGGAAGGCTCGTAGCCCCCATTGCAACAGCAGCCGCAGCAACTGTCGCAAATTGCGGCCTACGGGTCTTACCCTTGAACCAATTACGAAGGGTAGAAGTAGTGGGGCCACCTCCAGCAGTGATTTCACCATCTGACATGTCAGTGTCACGCTTGAGAGTGCGCAACACATCGATAACCGGGTCCTTATCCACAAAGGGATAAGCCTTATAACGCAAGAATCCTCTTGCCATACGTTCTCTCTCCTGTTTTAACACTGAAGCCTTTAGAGCTTCGTGCTGGGGCTTGAGAAGCCCCAGTGTCGAAGCTCTAATCAGACCCTTACGAAATGTCCACGTGAACGTGGCTTTGCCAGCTTAGCCTCCTTCATGGCCTTTACATAATGATTGTATGCGGAGGCAGAAGCGCCGAGTTGGGTAAGGTGTTGTTTGATGTTCTTAGAAGTGAACACAGTGTCCTTGGGAAGCTTCTCAACGTACTTGAGAAACATATCCTTGTAGGATGAAGCATTGGTTTCAGCCTTGACAACGCCCTTCTCAACTGTGGCATTCACCACCGGCTGCGGCGGCTCCATGTTCAACACCATGCCTTGCACGGCGTGAAGGACTTTTGACAACTTGTTGTCCTCCACAAAAAACGTAACTCTGAACATATTTTCTCCTCCTGTTGGTTGAAGCGTTAATGCTTCTGACTACGCTGGTTTGATCCAGCGTAGGGTAGAAACATTACTCGTCGTCATCAACTTCAGTCAGCTCGTCCTTGCGGACACGCTTCTTGACATTTAGTGTGGCCGAAAGGTTCAAGAGCTCGAATTTGAGATCGATCAGATCAGTATATTCTCGTGCCCTGTACCAGATATTGTGATTGACCTCCTTGCCGGATTTTTTGCTGACAAGGTAGGTTTTGTACCATGACTTGGACTTGGACGGCTCACCTTCCACATCTTTGATTTTTTCGTATACGTGAACTTCACGTGAGGGGGAAACATCAATCACCCATTTGGGCTTTTCAAGAAATGCTTCAGGCAATGTGAGAGCAAATTTCTCAGCTTCAACACGCTCAGTGACAACGTTGGTAGTTTTTCGCATATTCTCCTCCTGTTGGAGCACTATTGCTCACCAACACCCCGCGTGCGGGATGCGGCGTGAACATTAGGTTACCGTCATAGAACCGGATACTTCCAACTTTGGAAACGGCTCAGGGGATGAGCCCTGATTGCGCCACGTCAAGCTCTTGACGTCCCTTTTATAAAAGGCGGCATTTGCCGCCTTTATCATCAGGGCAATTGTGACTACCGGATCCTTTTTCCTCGTGTTGTCGCTTGCAAAGTACATGCGCAACCTGAAGAATGGATCGTTCATGCTGATACCTGCCGGGTTTTCCAAAGTATGTACCATCCGTTCAGCCAATTCAGGGCTGCGGTTGGCCAAAATATAATAGAAAAACCCAACAATGGAGGGGTTTGCCAAACCCCTCAAACGGCTGACACGTTCAATCGCTCGTTCAACACCGGGGTTATTGTCGTACATCAATTCGATGTCTGAATTTTCAATCCGGTTTTGCGGTGAACGATAGTTCTCAATTGTTCCACGCTGCCATCGTATCAGCCACTGGAAAGCTGCTGACATGTAGCTTCGGTAACGCCCCGCACCTTTCAATGCAAGGATGTCAGAGCCGGAACGTGCTTTACGTAGAGTATCAATGGTGGCAAATGCGTCCGCTTCAATTCCCTCAACAATGAGGGTTTCAACAGGCACATTTGCTTCCACGATGGCCCACAACCTGTGTTGTCCATCCAACACGTCTTTCTTCACTGAGAACTTGATAGTGTCCCCATTGAAACGCCATTTCCCTGCAATGATCTGTGCAGCAATTCGCTTGACGTGTTGCTCGTTCAACGGCCTGTTGTGGGTATTGTATTCAAGATACTGCATGGCCATCTCAGGCGTCAGAAGTATCTTTCTTGGATTGCCGTTGGTGGGAGACCCACTCATGTTCAAACTCCATAAGCCACGCAGTTGCAGTTTCAAGAAGCTCGTTGACGGTGCCCTCACGCCCCCTGTTGCGCAAGACCACCCCAACCATTTCTTTTGGACTTGGAAGGCTTGTTAGGCTCTTCAGTGCGGGGCGCAAGTCACCCCACAGAGCCGTGTCTTGCTCAGACACGGTCATGAATTTCTCAGAACGTATTCCAGCGAAGCGTCGATCAAGCACTTCCTTGATCTGTTCTTCAGTCATATGCTTTTTGACCCTTTTGTAGATATCACTTAGGCCATAAGCACCGGACTTGAACTGAGCTATTTCATCTTCAGTACCGTACAAGATGATCACACGAGCTTTGTTTACCGAACCGCGCGAAAGACCTGCTTCCTCAGCAACCTGTGTCAAAGGTACCTTGGTCGTACCGATGGTCTTTTGCACGGCAGACATGACCTTTACAGGGTCATATTTCCATACCATGTTTTCTCCTCCTGTTTTGAGCGTAGATGCTCACCACTGCCGCTCGTAAGCGGCAGGACGTGAACAACTATTTTTCAACATAGCTTTTCAAGCTAAGTCGAATTTCATCAGCACTTTTTTCGTCACTTTGATTTGGGAACACATAATCATATGATCCCATTTCAAAGATTCGATTTAAAAGTTCAAGATGACGTTTGGCTTGAAGCGGGGTAAATTCAAGCCACAGAGGCGGCTTATTTCCCATTAACCCGTCTCTGACACATGGATGCTGGTGCCAAACGGGGCACGTGCAACCAGTTGGTCGAAATATTGTGACGGACCGTAGACTGCCCACATGACTGGGCAACCGGGGTCTTCACCATATTCGTTAACCTGAAGGTCAGTCAGGTAGATGACGCAACTGGCATCAGGATGATTTTTGCTGAGCCAATTAAACGAGTCACGGAAATCAGTTCCGCCACCCGTGTATTGACCAATGGTAACCATATCGCCCTGCACGAATTCATCAACGTGTTGAACCCGTGTGTCGGCGTAGGCCACCACGATCATGTCAGCGGTGCCCTGATCCAACGCACCACCGACTTCACTGAGCATTTCAAGCGCCATCTTGTGACTGACGGAACCTGAAACATCAATAAAGAACACCAACTTGTTGAGCCTGTCTGACACATAGCCCGGCATCAGAACACCCAATGCCGCCGAGCGCCTGTTGGGGCGAGCCCAACTGGTAGCCTTTGACATTGATTGATCGATGAAGCGCATGGTCAGATCACGCCATGACACCTTTGGTTTGCTCAATTCCGCGATCAAGTTCCTGAGTGATCCCGGTATTTGGCCAGCATTTTGTCCTGCGGCAACCTGTACCGCAGCGCGCACTGACATTTCCCATTCATGCTTAGTTGCTTCCTTCTTATCAGCATTGCCGGGAGCATCCATCACACCACCACACCCACCGGGATCGGTGCCGTCACCAAAGCTATCCACGTACACTTTTTCAAAAGTGTCATAGATTTCTTCAGTGGTCATTCCCTTGTACTTCTTGTCAATGCAACACTTGAAGTTTTTTCCACTAATCTCACGATCATGGATTAACTTGAAGCCTGCCTCCTGAAGATCAAGGTTGATGACGAAATCACCTGCAATGTTCCACGCTTTGGGATCGCGCGTACCACGGCGAGTGAAATGCTGGAAGCAACAGTGCATGACTTCGTGCGCTACCAAGAACTCCAACTCACGATCGTCCAATTGATTGACGAAATTGGGATTGTAGAACATGGACACGCCGTCAACACCGGCGGTTGGCAGATCATAACTTTCCACCAACCGCAATTGTAGTGCAAGGAAGCCAAAGAAACCGTTGCTCACCAGCAAACTTGTGCGGGCGGACACCATTTTCTCTAAAGCTCCTTTGTCCTTTATCTTAGCCATATTTTCTCCTCCTGTTTTTGAAGCATAACACTTCACTAAAAAGATGAGCCCCCACACAGAGGTAGGTCAAACTTGTATGGGGGCGATGCCTTACGTGTTTCCACGTCTTACAGGCACATCTTTTTAAAGCAGAGTTAGCGTAGTTCGAAACTCACACGTTCATCCGTGTCATTACGGATGAATTGCTCATAGATAGAAGGTTTTTCCTCTTTGAGCTTCTTTTGATCAAGCCGATCAATGGGGATCAATTTCAGGATAGCCTTGAACAAAGTTCCCTTCAATTCACCCTCATCGTGCTTAAGTTTGTCCTTGATTTCGTTCTTGATGGACTTGTCAAGCACCTCGCATGTTTTGGCCACAGGTTTAAGGCGTGCGGCCAAATCGATCTTGTCTTTGAGTGTCATGGTGTCAAGTTTCTTGGAAAAGCCTTCCAAGATATCGGCCATGTCAGCAAGGTCCATTTCTACTGCTGGTTTCAAGTGCATTCTCCTCCTGTTGAAGTTTGATACTTCCTGCTGCGGTGAGATTAGTCACCGCAGAGTGGAAACATCATTTGGTCAAGTAAAGGAATTTAGTGCCGGGGGACTTCAGTTTGATCAAGATTTTGAGCATGTCATTGATCAGACGCTTTAGCCCTTTCAAATCCTTGACGTGAGCCATGTAGTCGCATTTAACGTCAATGGACTCATTAAGTTTGACATTACAGTAAAACTCATTGCCAGCCTCAAGGTTTTTGAGAGCTTCTTCAAGCTCCTTACGCTTGTCGGCAATGCCAGCAAGATATGTCTTGCGACGCTGGCTGGACCATTTGCTGAAGATGTATTCACGCATGGCGTCATTCCATTGTTCAGTAGTGATGGCTTTCGCCGAACCCAATTGGGCAATGGCAATCTTACGCAAGCCACGACTACGCTCCATCTTGGTCTTTTCAGAGTTCTGGCAACCATCCTCGTCATTCCAATAACAGGAATCATTGAGGCCAATCTTCATGTCACGGATTGCGCGCAATACACACTTTGGGTTATCCGTGTGAGGTTCACCCATGGCATATGCCACGGCTGCTTCTACACACATCTGGCCCGGCTGAGGGCTGCCCACACCATGGGATAACCCTGCATCGACAACCTTCAGCACTTTGAGAACAAGTGCTTTGGTTATGGGTGTGTTTTTGACTTTCTTAGCCATAGAAATCTCCTCCTGTTGACGAAGCATTAGTGCTTCTCACATGCCCGGCTGTGAACCGGGCATGGACAGAAGGACTAAATGTGCAGCGACTTGTTGTTCTTGGCCCACGTCACAAACGTGGGGGTATCGCACAACGTGCTGTCACGCTTGGTAGCGTCCAGCACAACCACGGTGCTGAAGTCCGCACCAAAACCATCCCGGTTGATGTATTTGTAGATGGCCGGGAAAGTGTCCTTGGTCGTGCTGCGTGCTAACAACGCACTGAGGGCGTACCGGCCAGCCGGTGCATCGGGGATATCAGCTTTCATCGGGTTGGACAAGATGTCCTCCAAGTCCGGCAACTCAGCCGTCTTGAAGTAGGTCTCAACCTCCAACGCCGCGCCCTCACCGACAATAGCTGCCACCAGTTTGAAACGCATGCCCTCCGGTGCGTCGAACACCTTCGAAGCACTTGCCCAAGAACGCGGTGACGGGAAGGCCAACAAGTCAGCTCCTTCCATGCTGTGGATGAGGTTGGGACGGTACTTGATGAAACCGATCAACATCGGATCGATACCATTCAAGTTCGCCCAATGCCCCCAGCATTCAGCATCAGCCCGGATGTGAACATGTGCGAAGCGGTTTGCCAAAGCTGATGACAGCGATTGCGCCGCAGCACGATCTTCCCTCCGGTTGCCAGCGGCTACCGGCCACCACCCATCGGGTAACTTGTAATCGCCGATCTGACGATCCAAGATCACCCGGTAGATGCATGACTGCAACTGACGCGGTGCGTCACTGAGTTCGTCAAACGCGATAATGCCCTTCGGGCCATCACGGTTCACGTCAGGCCAGAAGGCAGCCCGCAACCATACTGCCAGTTTTTTCTCGAGGTCAGGCACCGGGATGCCTGTGAGATCTTCAGGCAACATGGTGCCCACACGGACGTCGATAAAGCCGGACTCATCCTCAGCAGCAAGCTGTTTCATGATGTCCGACTTGCCGATGCCCGGCGCACTGTGGAAGTATGTGGGAATGTTTTTTGACCTGAAGATGCGGGCAATATCCTTTGCCGTCTCAATGGTCTCAGTGCGTACCCCACTTGTTACGTTTTCACTCATAGTTCTCTCCTCCTGTTTAGGAATGAAGCATTGTCGCTTCTTACTACTGTCACCTTTATGGCGACAGTAGGGTAGAAACGTCACTTCATCGCAAGTTCGCTTTCACGGATCAGATCAGATCTGATCACGTCTGGGAGTGCCAACCGTGCACGTTCCATTGCCGCTCCGTAAGTACGGGGATGGTTCATGGCAATGTCGTTCACGACCTGTGGGATGACAAAATCATCATCATCGATGGTGGCTTCGGTCAAGCCAACCAACACTTTCCGTGCTTTTGGGAAAGCAGCTTTCAACGATTGAGCCAGCAAACATGAACGAGGATTGCCCGCATCATAGATGCCGTCGTAAGGTTTTGCCTGAAGCCATTTGATCAGGCTCTCCACGTCCTGACGTGTGGCCGGTTTTTCATATACCATAGTTCTCCTCCTGTTAGATGCGGTAATGCATCTTTGAGCGCACCCCGTAGGATGCGCCCCGTAGATGAACTACTTCAGTTGTATTCTGATGATGTATGGTAAGCGAACACCCGCCACCATCCTGCGAACGCCATCGTGTGGCACGTAGACGTATTTGCCAAAACAAAGCCAAACACTGTATGTCATGACGATGCCCTTATCACTTCATGTAGCTTTGGACTTTCTTCAGGATCTTGTCGGCCTTGCTGATAGTTTCAGCACGCACCTTGTTATCCGCACGCAGAATTTCAGGTGAGTGCTCAACCAGATCAGAGCGTAACTGCTTTGCCAATTCAGTGATGCGTGGATCATCAGTGACATTCAGAACTGGAATGAGGTTGACCAGTTCATCAATGTTGTACACCAGCGAACTGTGGATGGTGCCTTCAGCCTTGTTGCCATCCTTGGATGGCACGTAAGCCTTAAGCTTTTCAGTCATGTGCCGAACGAGCCCCTCAACCCGTCCAAAGACGTCCTTCATGGCATTTTCCAGACGCTCATTGGTGCGCCGTTCAATGTCCTTGATGATGGCCTTGGTGGATTCATCGCTGAGTTTGGCACGGAAATCCTGTGCCTGTGGCAGCGGCTTGACCTCGACGTCGAAGTCAAACTTGGCCTCAAGCACACTCACGTCAGGGTAATCGTCCTGATTGAACATGTCACCCAGCCGCGTTTTGCCTTCCTTGATTGCATTGGGCAAATCATCAAGGAAAGCTTTCACTTCCTTCTCAATGGCAATGCGGCAATCACGCATCTTTTTGGTGTACTCGATGTACCCCGTGTTGCTGAGGATGCGCGTACCATCATCCTCCCACGGCAACGTGTACAGCCGATGCACCTTGCGGGCATTGCTGTGCGCCGTGGAAACGCCACTGAAGAAACTGGCCTTGACCAACCGCTTGTTATATCGGCCTGCTTCTTTCTCAGCCTTGAAGTCAGCATTGACGGAATCAGTGACCTCTCGGTCCACCATCATGCCTGACCATGACTTGATATGGAGCGATGAAAGCATCGCCCTTTCAGCTAATTTGCTCATGGTTTTTCTCCTCCTGTTTGAAGCACAAATGCTTCCTACTATGGCCCGCAGGCCATAGAGTGGAAACATTCAGTAACCAGCCTTCTCAAGCTTGGCCTGAAACTTCTTCATGGCCGCATGGAAAGGCTCAGGGTCCATGGGCTCATATGGTGGGATGTCAGTGCATAACTTATTCAACTTTCGAGTCTCAGGAGTGTTGTCCCAGTCATACATGTTTGCATCAGGAAACAAACTGCTGTAAGCCACCAGAGCTTGACCAGTTCTCAGATTGTTGATGGCATGGAGCTGCTTCATGTTGGCGGGAAATGAAGCAGGCTCCATGTAGCGTTTTTTGCCATCGGCACCCAGTGAGAAGGCCATGACACTGCCAGCGGCACAGACCGAACATATCTTGGTCTTGCTGATGGTGCTGTCACCGACAACACAGGTCAATTCCGCATTGGGCTGATACCAATCATCCATGTCGACCGCGTACTTGGTCTTCATTTTTTCCACTTTGCGGAGATCCTTCAAGGCAATGGCAACGAGCTTGCTCATGACCATGGGCAGGATGACGAGTTTCTTGGCTTTGGGTTTAGTTCTAGCTTTGGCTTTCTTAGCCATAATTTTTACTCCTCCTGTTTGTGGGGACGAAGCGTAATGCTTCTCACTGCGGCCACATGAGCCGCAGGACAGAAACATTAGTCAAAGTCGGTGTACTCGTCAGGTTTGCTGTCCTTGCAATAAAGGAAGTTCCCCACTAGCACCAACGCAATAGCAAAGAAGGTCATGGTGAACAGAAACGCTTCTTTTGACATGTTCTCCTCCTGTTAAGTTAGGCTGAAAATGTCAGCCAAGACTTGTGTGATAATTGGCAAACTGGCCTCATCGCCCGTAATTTTCCATTGATTACGGGACACCATTTGAAGTTCGTACATGGTGTTGATATCGCCCGGCTTCCCCGTGTAGTAACCAAACTCCCTTAGGTTGATCACGAACTTTTTGTCATACCGTCTACGGAAGTGTTTCATCATCTTTTTTGAATTAAGATGGATGACTTGATAGTCCTCGTTTTCAGCAACTCTAGTAAGAAGTGCATGGCCGAAAATGCTGATGGTTTGGCGGATGAAGCGCTCACGCTTCAATGCCCTACTGGTAGCTTCAGGGTCGGCAAAGTCCCCAGATGATTTGACATGCTCAAGTTGAAACTTGAGGCAATCAGCAGCTTCTTGGCAGGACAAGAAAGGTAGCAGCCCTCTATGGAAGTCAGGTCGGCCACTGTAGCTTCGCACACACATGACAATATAATCCTGCCGTGTGGTGTTTAACTTGTCCAAATAAGTAGCGAGTGTTTTTACACTCATTTTCTCCTCCTGTTTTGTAGATGTTCACCACTGCCCCTCCACGTGGAGAGGCAGGACGTCAACATCAGATATTATCGGCAGCCGCCACAAATTCACGGATTTGTTTGGCAACTGCAAGTTCACCTTCAGCACCAACAGGAAGTTTCCTGTTGTCGTATTTCTCTTCATATCCTTCACCGGTGAAGAGATGGTAGACAGCCCACCTGTCAATTTCAAAGAAATCACCGACGGCCTCAAAGTTATCCAAGCCGTTGAAGTAAGGCGTGAGATAGTACGCGCCTTCCGCAGACTTGAGTTTGTAGGTCAACCCTTCATCCTTGAAGATGCCACTGATGGCAGCAAAACCCACAGCACACGCGACGGTCCCACAATCAACCGGGACAGTCTCAGTTTCAGATTTGAACAAATATGGAATATTCGTGTCATAGTCTGCGTCGGCATTGTAGCCATCCTTGGCTGCCCACGTGCCGATATCAAATTTGATACCAGTGGGATTGGCTGCGTCCATTTCAAGGGCAGCGGCCAACCTCAACAAAAGATCTTTACGCATAATCATCTCCTCCTGTTTGACACTCACCATGAGTGTTCAGTCCTGCTCACCCAATTAAGGATGAGCAGAGTGAAGACTCAGCCTTCGTCGAGATCAAACGTGATACGCTTTGGCGCCCGGCCATCCAATTTGGCCTTACGCAAGTAGAGCGTACCGACGATGGCACCGTCAGCGTCAGTCTTGAGATGAACGCCGTTTTCATCCACTTCCTGATAGCGCAGTGCGCCCGGCGTAGTCTTGATCAGCTCGAAACTGACCTTGGCGATATGACCCGCATGAGTTTTCTCAGTCATGATATTCTCCTCCTGTTGAAGCTTAATTGCTTCTTTGGACGCTGATATTTTGCCCAGCGCCCCGTAGAAACAATTTCAGAGATGTGTCAACATAGAAATGACAAACTCCTCATTGGAACAATCATACAATCCAGCCACATATTTTGGCCGGGCATGATCTGCCCGCACACGCGCTGCAAACCGAACATTCGGCTGCCTGCGCAGCAATGAGACGGCGTTAGCTGCCGACTCAGGATTGTTGAAGCGCAACACGCTCGCAGTGCCGTCACGCTCCATGACCAACACGTTCATAGGTTCGGGCTTCATGTGATGCTTCTCCGCTTTTTTGAATTTGGCTTCCATGATTGCCGCATCCAGATCTTGACCACGCAGGCCAGCACCAAAAAGCCGTGCACTGAGCACGGCCTCTGAATCTGTCCCATTGATGAAGTCTGTTTTGATCTGAGCAATGCGGCGGTTTACTTCTGGCCACAATGGCTCGCTAATCGTCGGCATTATCAGCCTCAAGTACACCCAAATTGTTGTACTCCGTTACCGGAATAACAATTTGAATGTTCCATTCAGCGTTGCGGACAGTTTGAGCAAAACGATCGGCTGCCTCAAACGAGTCATAAGGGCCAACCAACCGTGTGCCATCGAACGCATTGCCAACTGCAACGACGTACTTAGGCATTGGAGCGCTCCTTCTTTGGAAGCGTCAAAGTCGCCAGTTCCCACCCGCTGTTCCACTCACCGGCCAAAACCGAACCAAGTGGATGTGGGCAGTCTTGAAGTTGCTTGCCCTCTTCACAGGCACGGACTCCTTCGAGCCATGCCTTTTCAAACTCATTCATTTTCTCCTCCTATTACAGTCATAATGACTGACCACTACCGCTCGTAAGCGGCAGGACGTCAGCAATCATGCTTCGCTGGGATCGAGCGCAAACAAAAGGTTCGTAAGAAATGCAATGTGCATTTCATAGTGCGGATGCCACTCGTGAACCGCCCAAATGCCACCAGCCGCACAGATGAGAACTATGCGGTAATGACGCTTGCGTACCTTCACCTTCTCAATGTGAGGCAGGTGAAGTTTGGACCAACGTACACTCTTCACGGTCCACCTCCTTTCATTGGCTGGCAGCTCGCTCGTAAGTGCCAGCGCGAGTGTTTTCAGTGAAATTCATTTGGGAGGAGATGTCCCACCAAACGATCATGAAAAAAGCCGCCCCAAGCAGAGCGGCTTTAAACAGATGCTGAACCTTTTCGCGGTTGTCCATTTCTCCTCCTGTTTCATTGAAGCGTGATTGCTTCTCACTGCCCCACGTATGGGGCAGGACAGAAACAGTCATTATTTGCCGCGCCCGTAGTAGAGCTTGGCCAATTCAGCATCCCGCTCTTCAGCGGGGATGAGCACCAACCGCGTCAGCACCGTGCCCCAGTCTTTGCCCCAAATCTTTTGGGCGGCCAGATGGTCAAAGATCAACGTGTCAGCACTGGGCACCTCTTCCATGACGGTCACATTGAAACCGCCTTGGTTTTCTTGGTACTCATAACAGATGTGATGACCAATCAACACATCCTGCACGCCATACACTTCACGGATGATGTCCTTGAAGAGTTGACGGCTGATGGCATTCCGGTCGTTTTCCCACACGCCTTCAATTTTCACGCCACCGGGCGTGAAGTCCTGTTTGTTCATTTCTCTCCTCCTGTTCAGATTAGAAGCACAGATGCTTCTCACATGGCTGATTGCTCAGCCATGGACAGAAACATCAGTGAAGGATGCCAACCACAATGGCCAGCACGATGACCACCGAGCCAATGATGCCAAGCATGGCAATCCAGTTGACCCGGTAAGGCTGCTCAGTGAACACATCGACCGCTTCATCAAGCTCGTCCCTGCGGTCAAGCTTGTCGTCACGGTTGGGGTCCGGCATCATGTATTCAGAACCAATCATATTTTCTCCTCCTGTTATGAAGCTTAAATGCTTCTTGCAGGGCGCTTATTCATCGCCCTGTGTAGAAACATTCTTGTAGCCATGCTTTGCTGCGATGGCTTTCAAGATTGTTAGAACGTGTGGGCCTCTTGCTTGCGTAAGTGATATCCTTTTTGATATTAGATCCTCTTTACACCTGCGCCAGCTATCCAACCCATCACCCCATGGTTCATCTGGAAAACCAAAGGTTTGTGCGACTAGCAACAAAGCATCGTGCAAACTCGCCGTCTGCCCATTGGCACGTATATGTCTGAGGGCATAAATTACCCCCAACATGTAATCATCTTTTTTATCTATGGCCATTTGGGATACTTGCTCAAGTCAACCCCACGGATGGTTGCCAGTGCGTACACCAGTATTTTTCCATGAGGGCCAGCCAATGCTTGGAGCATCAGTGCTCGTTTTGCATCACGAGGCTTTTGACCATGTGATGCAGCAGTGTGGAAGTGTTGAGATGCTGAATTGCGCCCCTTGAGATCCTTTACTTTGTATCCCAACAAGGCACGCAACACGGATGGACTTCCACGCTTGTCACCCATCCGTCTTGGCATATTGCCCAAGGCGGCATGCCAAATCTCAGTCCAATCAGCACGTTCAGGGATGTGACGTCTTGGATTACCTCTAGGCATCGCCTTAACCGTCAGTGATGCGTGTGATTGGGATCGTCCACGTCCACGCCACAAGCACCGCATATCATCGGCATCTTGTTGACCAACGGGAACTGCCCTACTGGCTTATCACACGTGGAGCAATGAATGCCCAACGTAGATGAATCCATCAGCCCAACCTCAAGGCTGTCCTTGCGACCTTCCTGCAAGCAAGACTTGCAGTGAAAATACATCTTCATTTGTTGCTCCACTTCTCGGTGATGGCATCAAATGCGGTGATGAGGTCTTCAGCATCATTGTCCTCGTCAATGCCGTACTCAACAGCATAGCCGTCAAGGTTGTTCAACACGACAAGCATCTGATCCTTACGAGTGTCAGCATTTGCTTTTTCAAACAAAGCTAACCATTCATCTTTGCTTATACTCATGTTTTCTCCTCCTGTTTGAACATAGTGTTCACCACGGAAGCTTGTTAAAGCTTCCGGACGTCAACACTAAGATTTAGCATTTTTCATTTGTTCTTCAGACAACAGATGAAAACACTTGTCTCCCTCAAACGTGGACAACCAAATTTCACCAGCACCGGGCTCTTCAGAAAGAACATCTGGTTGATATTGCCCCAGATACTTTCCATCTTTGTCATATTTGTAACGGGCGGAACCATCATCCCGTTCAAACCCAGTTTTAGTCTTAATGATAAATTCACGCATGACCTTTATCCTCCTGTTGAAGCAAATGCTTCTGCCTGCACTGAGATTAGTCAGTGCAGGATAGAAACATTAACCCCTGTGTTTTTTTAACATAGGTTCAATAGTTGAGATGCCACGATGCCAAGCAGCCAATACCTCTATGCCCGTATAAGGTTGTTTAGGATACAACAACTGGGCCGCTGCCTGCAAATGTTCCACAGCTTTTAAAGTTGCTTCCAACTCATTAGCATCACCGCGTATTTCATCTACCGTAAGTGGTTTAGTCATGATCTTGATCCTCCTGTTTGATATCAATGGGTATCGGTGGAAGGCCCTAATCACATGGTGCAGCCGGTCAGTTTTGCTTCAAACACAGCATTCTAAACGACATATACCCTGCATCTATCAACAGGTGTTGGGGCCACCCTCCTGATGCAGTCATCCCTAATCTATCGCTGGGCTTGGGGGCTGTTGGTTGCGATAGTTAGTTGACTAGGGCCTTCCGCCGATAGCCATTATTGTAATTCTTATTCCTGCAACTTTGCAGGCTTCTAAGATTGAATGATGATAGCAGGGGAAGCCGTTAAGCTTCCCCCACTTTCACCGTTTGTAAACAGGCACGGACATTGCTGTCCGTGTGCACTTGCAATTAAGCAAGTGCAAGGAGGAGATATATGTACCCATGGTTATTGAATACGCTTAATGACGTGGGCCACCTCTCATTGCCTGCAATTAGGTTATGTATCTTTCAAGCCCTGTGACTTAACAGGGTCAACGGCTCTCATGTCCGTTGTGCTTCATTGCTTTGAAGGAGTTGATACAAATACGCAGGGGCTCTGACTTCCCTACTAGCTCACACGGTTCATGCTTTCTACTTCTAACAACAGCCATGAACGTCACATCCACGTACCCGCGCTATCTCTAGCGGCGTTGGGTTTGGAACCCCAAACGAATTATACATATGGATTGCTTGTGCAGCATTTTATATCAACCATGCTCAAAGCGCCTAGCAGGCTCATTGGTGCGGTTTGGCTTGAATTGGGGGTTAGGTAGGCCGTTGGCAAACAAACGCGCCAGCGGCCTTTAAAACACGTTATAGGCCCTATCAAACCAATGCCTTAGCTTTGGGCGCAATAATTCCATGGGTACGGCGGCCCATTCATTGCCTGACTTTGTGCTTACCACCGCTTCCCCGTTCTAATCACCGGGTACAACGTTCCTAGGCAATTGCCCCATAGGGGGGCGTCAGACAAACTTGCGCTCAGCGCGCGGGCAAACGACCGTGACGGGGATGGATGTACGTCCTAAGTGCCACATATTTCAGCGGTAGGTTACAGTGGAAACTGCTTGTTAGCGCAACAGCCCCAAAGTGACATTAACCCAATCGCCTGATGCAGCGGGCTTCAAGTGCCCATTTGCAGAGGAGTCATCAACCCGTGTTTATTGACCTGTTAGGCACCGTATTTGCCACACCGCCTAAGATATGACCGGTAGCACCGGGTGCAAAATTCGCGCTCAAAGTAGGCGCAAATCACCCGGTAGTGTGCCAACGGTAGCCCAACATAATGGCTTGCCAAGGAAGTTCATGTCACTCGTCAAGTTTATTTGGACTTCTGGTTAACGGCGTTTCCAGACCGCGCTTCACATGCCAAATCGTGAAGAACGCATGTCCATTAGGCCCTATAAGCTTCTCACAGAATGCAATGTCGTTTGCATTGAAATTCCTGATCATTGTGTGTTTGTCTGGGTAATCACACATGAATGCCAGATACTTTGGACCAGCCCAATTGGATGGCAACGGTCTGTAGCTGTCAAAGAACGCATAGACTTTGCCTCTTAGTCGGCTTTCTTCATCCGTTTGTTGTAATGTTCTTGTTCTGCGGTCGTACTGATATTTAACTATCCCGCTCATGTTGTTTGTCCTCTTCCCGCGCTATGGCCTGTTGCAGAAGAACATTATAAACAAGAAATCCGTTTGGCCCAAGCATCTTGTCAAGCAACTCTTCTGATTTGTTGGACCAAAACTCGTCCATTATCAATGTGTTTTCATATCCAAGTATCCACGCAATGTGCTTCTTGTTTAAATATGGAAATGGTTGAACGAGGATTGAATCTATCTTGCCAGCACCCTTCCACCGCCAAAGCTTTTTATTGAGTACGTACAGTTTTACCCCCATCATAGCTGTTTGTGCTCCAATTGACGCCGCATTACCCATGTTTGGCTTCCAACGCTTTGAAGATAGTCAAACCATTGGAGCCAAGCAGCATCAGGGTAAGTTTATCTATTTTTTCTTTATCCTTGGCACGTGTCAATTCCTCAACTGTTTTATATTCCAAAAGTTTCAAGATAATTTCATCAATTGCATTTGGGACAACGAGAATTGGTGGAGCAGACTGTCCACAGTTTATTTGCCCACTCCCCCACCATACAGCCAACACATTATAAAGATCAGCAGTGAGTGCACAAAATTCCTGTCGTATGAAGCTGTTCATGTTTGATCCCGATTGGCCTCCAACGCTTTGCACACAGCAACGGTATGAGCCGAGGCTAACATTCTGAGTGCTCTGTCTATCTTGCCATCCAGTTCATAACTATGGGCAGTAATGAATAACCAATAGTCGGCATAGCCAAACAACCATGGCAGATACCGACCGGGGTCTTGCGTGACGCCGCAAACGACAAGCCTCTGGCCTGCCGCCATACGCAATTCAGCTCTGGTACCAAATGACATCTACCCAAGCCCCCGTTTGATCTTCATGGCGACCCATATTGCATCTCCATGCGGACCAAGGAGCAGTTCTAATTGCCTGCTGACAGGTCCATTGTCTTTTTGGAGGTAATGTGTTTCCTGCATGTGCTTGTAATCCCTAAAACCGAGCATTTTACCAAGCAACGTGCCACTCTCGCCTCCTTGTTCCCAAGGTAGCCCTTTATTGTTGAAATGCTTCATTGAGACATCTACACGCAAGGCCAGTTTGTAATCCGTATCACCATCATCTAAGAAGTAAACAGACATCTATCTGACCTCACGCTTGACAAGCATGGCTTTGAAGAGGGTGAAACTGTGATCAGAGGTGAGAAGTAATTTGATTTTGGCTTCTATCTCAGGGGTATCTGTTTTATCATTGATGAAGTCATACCAATCCTCAAAACCAAATGCCTCAGCAACCTTGGCCTCAGCAATCCTGGCTTTTTTTAATTCATTGTAGCTGCCGGGGAATAGACGTTCGACCAAGCTTATCAGCCGCCAATACCTTTTCATGTCAGTTCTCATCTATCTAACCCCAAATCAAAACTCAAACCACGGTAACCCGTAAAACAAAACAACGGCAAGGAACAACAGTAACTTCTATCCAGTAGATTAGGCCGCATTTAAGCAAACACAGATTAAAACCAATCCAATCTTCAGATAGCAATCATCACCAGACGCAAATAAAATAGACAAATGAAACAGGCTTATGGAAACATAGTTACAGGACGATCACTGATCAATTGATAGATGTGTCAGATGAATCTATCAGCCAACATTGGCGTATCAGACAGTCTAAATACCCTTGTAGACAAAGACAAACATAGATCATCCATAGAAGTGAACTTCTGCATACTTGTGGATATGGATAGATGAGGCTATTAGCCCATAAGCACATACTAAAGCGCTCGGAGACAACCCGCGAGACATGGCAGACAAACAAGAGCAAGACGATTTATAATTGCTTCTTCATAGATGAGGAGGATAGATGAGATGAGCAGATGTCTAATCGTCTGCTCTTTTTATACTTCTTGGTCTTACTCTTCCATGATTAACTCAAATGAAGAAGTAACCTAAGAAGACAATGCAAAGAACAAAGCTAAGAAGATAAGGTGTGGAAGTAAGAAGTAAGAATAACCTTATTTAGTCAGGTATTGGGGGACGAAAAAACCGCCCAACCCGGTCAAGGGCTGGACGGTGTTTTTCAAACGCGGGTGGCAAAATCCGCTTCTAGCTTTTGCTCAATGGCACGCCAGCTAAAGCCAAATTGTTCTTGTAGTGGGCCATAACCTAATTGCTTTTGCACGAGCGCCAGCAATGCCAGCAATTCACCATTGGTGAACCGGAGTTCAAAAGGTTTTGCATCGCCTTGTGAAAGTGAGCGTTCAAGATTTGTCATGGTGGAAGACTTTCATTTGAGCCAATGAAAAGGGCGGCATTGCTGCCGCCCTTTATTGAGTTGACGCTTAGGCTTGCACCGTGGCGTCAGCCGTATCAGGCACCGTAACGGTGACGCTGGCGGCCTCACTGGTGCCAGTAACCGGTTGAACCGGGGTATTGGCCTGCTTGGCGTTGCGCGTACCCTTGGCCTTTGCTTTGGCCTTGGGTTCACCCTCAGCCGCACCAGCCGCCTCGGCCTTGGCCAGCGCCTTCTCAGCGCGTTCAATGCGCTGCTTGCCCTTGGCCGTCAGTTCCAGCTTGTAGCAGGTGTGCCCATCCACCTTGGGCGCGGCCACCCGCTTCAAAAATGCATCGGTAATGAAACCGCGCATTTTGTTGAGCTGCGGAGCGCCGCAAGCGATCTGCATTTGCGCCGCAGTGATACCCGTTTCACGCAGGCCCATGGCAATAGCCAGTGCCTGCTTGCCGGGCCGAGCGCCCAGCTTGTGAACGGCATCAAGGGTTTCAGCCGTCGGCTTGGGACCGAGCAGCTTGGCCTTTTCACCGGACCAGCCCTTGAAAGTGTCAGCGTAGTGGGTCGCAGCATTGTTTGAGTTTGTCATGGAAGTGACCTTTCACAGAAATGCCAAAGCCTAGGGACGGTTTGCCCCTAGGTCAATTAGCGGGTTAACAATGAGAAACAGCCCGTCAACGCAACGCGCGTCAACATGCCAAACATAAGCAAACCACCACCAAATTCAAGTGATACAAGTCACACATCTAAAGTTTTTTCATATTTTCATTATCACGTATTGTTACAGCGCAAGCACGCTTCCACGCATTCACTTCTATCCATGCATCCAGAGCATAGCAATAGACGTTCATTTCATGTTGCCAAGGCCGCCCAATAGCCATCCATGGAAGTGGCATCTATCCACCTACCTCAAGAAATAACTCACCAGACGCCAAATGTCGCGGTGTAGGATAGAAGCAACACCCTGTCTCATCGTAGGGACTAGATAGATGCATCCATCCTTGTATACCAGACGAGTGCATAGAAGCGACAGGTGTCCCAAGACAACCATGAAGAACAAAGCTAAGAGGATCAATGAAGCCACACACCTATGGAAAAAGGCTAAGAGGATAAGGTGACTCGCTCAGGTATCAGGAAAAACGTCCAGATGACAAAATGGTCCCCCTCCCCCCATGCCATGGCTATATCCTCCGCCTACGATGCACATAAAAAATTCAAGATGCTTCTACGGAAGTGTTTTGCTTGAGTAGTACTTGACCAACCACGCTCTCACATAGGTAGAAGCATGTGGACCCATAATGGCATCAAAGCGACGCTTCCCGGTGATGCTCAATTCAAATATGTCAATGTCTTCCGGATCATCAATGTCGTCTCGAAATACAACCCGGTTTTGTGGACTAAGATACGTCCTGAAGTCTGGTGCTACTAGAAAAAAATCACCGGGCAAGTCATAGACAATTTGCCAATAAAGACACTCTGCTTTTAGAAACTGCAATCCAGTTACTTCCATGATTCTCGTCTCCTCCCCTTAGGACCCACACCAAATATTTGAGATGCTTCTTAGGAAGTAGCATGACGCACCAACCATGCTTTTATCAGCGCGTAGGCATTACTTCTGTTCAGGCACAGTTCTATCAGCTTTGCGCCTTCATCAGATACGGTCACCACATGTTCACTGGGTCTTTGCATGGTTGTCATTTGTGGCACTATTGCCGAAGTCAGTTTTTTGAACTCGTTATAGCCAGATTCATTTGGATACTTCTCACTATTGTACATTACATGATGATAGTGGTTGAAAGCCCAAAAAAATTTGACTCTGGGTATGATTGGCATTTCTTGCTTCTATCCATCTACTGATGTGTAGGGGTCTGCCCCATTCAGTTCCATGACTTTTGCCACGGCCCTGTAATGTGGTCCTTTCAGCGCCTGTACCCTCTTGCATACTGCTTCTGGGAAGTCCCAATCGCCATCAGGATTCATTCCTGGTCTTTTCAGGCCAATGAAATGCCAGAAGTAAAAACCTTTGCCGGTGCCGCTGGGGAAGTACACTTTCATAAAATTTGTGTAGGCGGCACTTACATCTTGGTCGCTTTGGATCATTTGTGAATTCCTGCCTTGGATAGATAATTTTTATTTCAGTTACTTCTTGGGTATGTTTACTTCTAGAGCCTTAAGCAAGGTGTGACAATGTGGGCCATTCAACATGGCAATCTTGCGGGCCGCTTCTATTGACATGTCGTATCCATCATATGGCACATACATCTTGTTCTTGGCACCAAGCCAGCCCCAGAATGGGTACCAGTGGCGTTCAGACTTGCCCCAGTATTCAAACCAGCGTGCTTTGGCTGTTTCTACGTCTCGCTTCTTTACCTTCATTTTTGACCCTTAGAAGTACGTGGCAATGTAGGCTTTGGTTATTGTGTTGGAATGTGGCCCTGTCAGGTATTGAATTTTCCTGCTGAGTACTTCGTCACACTGACCTTCGTGCACGAGATAACAAAGGCGTGAGAAGTCCATTTGTAGGTAGTCTTCAAGCTGCGGCCAATTGCCCCCTGAATTGTTCCAGTTGGCTGCTACCTGAAATATGTCGCTGAAGGATGGTTGTGTCACTTCTTGTACTTTGCTTCTATGGCCTTGAACAGGGTCAAGGTGGTTTTAAGGTCTGGGCTTGATCGCAATATGAGACGTATCTTGGCAACGTGCATGGGTGAGAGGCCTATTTTCCCACATTGACGATATCTCTGTATTTGTTTGGACGTCACACCAATCCTTTTGAGGAGCATCTCATCGCAAGAAGTGGAACTGTAGAAGTTCATGGCTGCGTGCCTGATGATGTCGGCTTTTATTTTCATTTTTGCTTCCGTGCAAAATAGGCTTTCACTAGTGTCGGCCCATGCGGGCCAACCAGTTGCCTGAACCTGATGTTTTGCTCTTCATCCGTTTTGTCATCAAAACCAATGAATTGCCTATAGTGAGACAGCCCATCTGGATAGAAAATGCCTTCTGGCACGTTGTTCCACCAGACTGCCCATGCTGATTTCCCCCATGTTTTTGACACAATCATTTCCATTTCTCCTATGGAAGCAATGTTTATATTCAAAGCGGTTTCAAATTTCCATGTTTTGCGAACCATGCCTTGATGATTGTCACGCTATGCGGCCCATTCAGTTGATTTATTTTGCGTCCTGCATCTTTATCTACCAACATCATGTCTATGTTTACCGAATATTGTGGATCAGGATCTCCTATATAAGCCAAAAAAGTTTCACGAGTATGGTAAGGTGCGTACAGATCCCATTTGTCAGCCGCTAATTTCCACTCAAGGTAACCTATCTCAATTTTGTTTCCCACGCTTGGCCTCCTTTGCTTTAAGAATAGCGTACCAATGTGGTGAATTGAGAAGCATGATCTTTGCCACAGCACTCGGGCGCATCATTAATGGTTCACCACGCATAGAACGAAGTAATCCAATTCTGGTGACACCCAAATAGCTCGCAAAACTGCCTGTGCCATTATTGTTCATGTTTCCTGTAAATTTTATCCACCTGTTGAAAGCTTCTGCGAAGTGAACTCGTTCAACAGGGATTGATTTAATCTTGTTTGGCAAGATACACCCTTATTTCCATGGATTGTTGACGTACCATGCTTTGATGAAAGCGTGGTAGTTGTGGCCTGATAGCAAAGTAATCCGTTTATGAATGCTCGGGAATACTTCAATAAATTCATCTTCACCTGACCACGCATCTATTGATGTTGGATTGGTATCACCGGGGTCTATCAGCCTGCAAAAACGCTCCATGGTCACTTCACAATCAATTCCATAGTGAAACTCAATCCAGTTTTCCCAAGCTTTTTCTATCTTGGCCTGTGCAATCTTCATCATGTCAATCTTGTTTGGCAAGATACACCTTGATCATTGTTTTGTGGTTGTCATTCAATAACATATTTATTCTTTTGCACTGTTCCTCAGAAATTGCATTGTTGTTTGGATCGCTATAAAATCTGCCCAAGGTAAATCCTAGATAGGCTTCTAGTTGACCATTCAATTCTGTGCCAACTGCATCCTGCCAATTAAGGATAGCTTTATGAATGTTGAACTGAGTTATCCTCATTTCTTGATCCTTGTTTTGTGGACTGAGATATAAGCTTTCCAATTGTCACTTAGAAGCATACCCAACCTTTTCAAACCATCGTTGTTGACTTTGAATGAGCCAGTCCAAGTGGTGGATATGGCATCCATAGGATCTGTTTTTAGAAATTTCCAAAAAG